GAGGTTTTGAATCAATCAAAGAATTTTGGGATAGAATTGTTTGTAAAAACATTCACCTTATTTTAGGTAACCATGACCACCACATTGAAAATAACCGAGACGGTTGTCAGGGGTATTTCAAAAGTGTTTCTCACTACAACACTCTAAAAATTGACGAGCACACGTTCCGTTTAATGCACTACCCAATAAGTTCTTGGGATGGTTTAAACAAGGGTGTTATGCACCTTCACGGACACTGTCACTTACCAACTACTTTACGTTTAGGTAAAGGACAACGATTAGATGTTGGTATGGATGGTCATCCAGAATTTCGACCATACAACATTCGACGTGAAGTTGTTCCTATGTTACGACACAGAGATAAAGTATCTGAGATGGATAATGACCATCACACTGATGAAATAATTAACAAAGATAAAGGATAATAATATGAAACACGATAAAGACATTTTAATCTGTAGCTGCCATTCAACCGACCACCAATTAATTGTTCTATACGAACAAGATGAAGATTTTCCGATGGTTTATTTCCACATTCATTTGAATGAAAGACCTTTTTGGGAAAGATTGGTTTATGGAATAAAATATATTTTTGGAAGAAAATCTAGATATGGAGCGTTTGATGAATTTTTATTTAATCACGATGATGCTCACAAAATTGAAAGAATTTTAGAATATTTACGAGATGAAAAAACCGTGTAAGGAATGTCCTTGGGTTGTTAAAAACAAACATAACGAAATGATTACTAATCATTCGATAAAACATGATAAACCCCATAATTGTCATATGATATCACCTGAAAAAAGAGGTGGGTTATGGGATATAAAAGAAGAAACTAAATGTATAGGGAGAAAATTATATGAACACAGAGAGAAAGTTAGCGAGTATTAGAATTATCAGTGACATCCAACCTATTGAGGGGGCTGATGTGATTGAATTGGCAATTGTGGATAGTTGGAAAGTTGTGGTGGCTAAGAACGTTGGTCATAAAGTAGGTGATATGGTTGTCTACTGTGAAATTGATTCATTTTTACCAATCAGAGATGAGTTTGAATTCTTGAGAAAGACTTCTTACAAAAAAATGGGAGACCAAGAAGGTTTTCGTTTAAAAACAATTAAAATGAGAGGTCAAGTATCTCAAGGTTTAATTTTACCTATTGTAGTATTGAACCCTCCTGATACTAACATTTACGTAACACCATTTGAAGGTTTAGACGTAACTGAAATGTTGGAGATTGTTAAATACGAACCACCAATCCCCGCTGAATTATCAGGTAAAGTGAAAGGTTTATTCCCATCTTTCTTACGTAAGACTGATGAGGAAAGAGTTCAAAACTTGACAAAAGAATATGAACAATACAAATCATTAGGTCGTAAATTTTACGTAACAGAAAAATTGGATGGTTCTTCTGCAACGTTCTACTACAATGATGGAGTGTTTGGCGTTTGTTCTAGAAATTTGGAATTACTTGAAACAGAAGGTAATACTTTTTGGAAAGTTGCTCGTGAATTAGATTTGGAAAATAAAATGAGAGACTTTGGTGTTAATATCTCACTTCAAGGGGAATTAATTGGTGAAGGTATTCAAGGGAATCCTTACAAAATAAAAGGTCAAACTGTGAAATTTTTTAATTTGTTTGACATTGATTTACAAGTATACCATTCTTTGGCTCATTTAGATAGAGCTCTCGGTATTATGGGGATTAAAATGGTTCCAATTGTTGATGAGTTTTTCGTATTACCTGACACTATTGAAGAGTTATTGAAATACGCCGAAGACAAATCTGTGTTGAATTCAAAATTTGATAGAGAAGGGGTTGTTATTCGTTCTAATGATAGAACAATCAGTTTCAAAGTTATCAGTAATAAATTCTTATTAAACGAGAAGTAATGGAAGAGAAGAAAATAAGAAAAACTATAATTCACGAGGAACTTAATGAGAAACAACAGGAAATGTATGATGAATGGTTATTACACATTAAAGCAATTTATGGTGAATATGGTGCATTCACTTGGAAAGTAACCCCAACAGGAATTGGGAGTGGTCTTGTGGTTTATAGTCACAAAACAAAAACAGAATTAGATTTAACCGACGTTGATAGTTGGTAATTAATAAAAAAGTATTACCTTTGTGGTATGTTAGAAAGATTGAACAAATATTATGATGAGGGTTTGGTACAAAAACAATCGCACCCAACCCTTCCTTTAACTATATGGAACTACACTCCAAAAGTACAATATGGGGTGACTGGTGACCAATATAAGTTATGGGATGATATCACTGTGCAATGCCGAGGTTTAGTTACCGATGATAACGGAGTTGTGGTTGCAAGACCATTTAAAAAATTCTTTAACATAGAAGAAAACCGACATACCTCAACTTCAGATTTTGAAGTATATGAAAAAATGGACGGTTCTTTAGGAATCCTATTCAACTATAAAGGAGAATGGGTTCTTGCAACTCGTGGTTCTTTCACTTCTGACCAGGCGGTTAAAGGTACTGAGTTACTTCAGAAATACGACTATAATAAATTACATTCTGATTACACTTATTTGTTTGAGATAATCTATCCTGAAAACAGAATAGTTTGTTCTTATGATTTTGAGGATTTAGTTTTATTAGGGATGATACACACTGAAAGTGGTGTTGAGGTTGATATCCATTTAGGTAATAATAACGATGTTAGGTTTAAAAATTTATTAAATAATCTTGAGTTAAACATTGTTAAAAAATACGACGGTATCAAAGATTATACTTTTTTGAAACGTATGATAGCAGATTCTAAAGAGGGTTTTGTTGTTAGATTTTCAAATGGTAATAGGATGAAAATAAAAGGTGAAGAATACCTTCGTCTTCATAAAATAATGACTAACGTATCTACAACTGCGGTTTGGGAAGTTTTAAGTTCTGGTGGTGATATGGAGGAAATAATAAAAGATGTTCCTGATGAGTTCTACAAGAAAATAAAAATGTATGTTCAGGAACTGAATTATCAGTTTTATCGTTATTCAGAATATGCTGGTAAGACTCATGATTATTTCCGATACGGTAAGTATGGTGATAACGAAAAAGAATATAGTAAAAAAGAATTTGCAGAACATTTGGTAAAATGTGATGTTCATCCTAAAGTAAAATCTATCTGTTTTGCTATGTGGGACCAAAAACCATATGACCATATCATATGGAATTTACTCAAACCAAAGTTTGAAAAACTATAAAACACGACATAAAGTCGTGTTTTTTTTTGTTATCATTATATTTATTATAAAAAATTATTGCTAATGTCAACAGAAGTTATTGTAGCGTTTATAACAGGTGTATTAGGTCCAGTTATTCTTCTATACGCAAAAAACAAATTTGAGAAGAACAAAGAAAAACCTGATATGGTTAAAGAAGCACTACAAGTTAGTGAATTGATTACCTCAAAGATTGAACACATCAAAGAAGAATTCAAAGCCGATAGAGTTTGGATTACTCAATTCCATAATGGAGGTCACTTTTACCCCACGGGTAAATCAATGGCAAAATTCAGTGTTATTTATGAATCTGTCGCACCATCAGTAAATTCAATCCAATTAAATTTTCAAAATATCCCTGTTAATTTATTTAGTAAGTCTATTAATCAATTATATGAAAATGATGTAATTGAAATTTCTGACTTTAAAGACGATACAATCTCAACATTTGGTTTAAAATATATTGCTGAAGATACAGGATGCAAATCAGGTTTCTTATTTGCAATTAAAACCATTGACGATAAATTCATTGGTACTTTAGGTATTGATTATACTAAAAGAAAAACAAAACTTGATATGGAATCTATAAATCACCTACAAGTTCATGCAACCGCAATCGGTGGAGTTCTTATGGGTCACCTAAACGGGTAACAATTCCGAATCTCATTATATTTATTAAGATGAGACGATTCCTAAACGAAACTTTACAAACACCAAACCCTTCAGATTATACTAATACTGACTTCAAACCATTTGTTGTTGGTAGAAGTAATCCGTTATCGGATAAGATAAATCCATCCTTATTGAAGGATGTTGATACCGCAGCCAAAAAAGCCAATGTTAAGGTTAGTATTACAACCGCAGTTAGTGGCCACGATAAAGGTTCTCGACATGAAAAAGGTTTAGCCGTTGATATTGCGATGGTTAATGGACAAGGTTTTGGTAGTGAAAAAGCCGCAAAACAAAAAGGTATTTACGATGATATTATGAGATTTGTCTCTGAATTAGAGAGTCTTGGGTATGTTAAGAATAGTGAATCAGGTAATGATAAAGCGGTTTTAACTTTCGGATTCCCAAACCATCATCACCATGTACACGTCTCAAGAAATTCAGATACAGGGGTATCAGATAGTAACGGTAAGGTTTCACCCGAGGTTAAACCCGATTCTCAAAAAACACCTGACTCTGGTGAAAATTATGATAATATTGATTTTGAAAGCTCATCAGAGAGTAATAATGTTATTCAAAGTTTTTTAAACCCATTATTAAACACATTAGGTTTTAAAGAAGGAGAAGAACCTACAAATAAATTGGTTGAGGATATTAAAAGAATTAAAAATTTATTATAATGGAAAGATTTATTAATCCAGCACCATACGGTAATATGAAATCATCAATAATGTCAAAATCTGTTGATTTAATTTCATACCCAAATTCAAAATTAATAAATCCATATGATGGTGTTATTGTTTTTGACAGAACTCCTTCTTGTGAAAACTTAATTAAAATTAAACATGAGTTTAATGGTGATAATGTATATTCTGAATTTTGTAATGTTGGTAAGTCATTTGTTTCACCAGGAGATAGAATAAAACAAGGTCAAATTATTGGACATTTCACTGACGATAGAATTGGGTACTCAATTAAAAACGATGATGATAAAAAATTAGACGTGTCAAAATATATGGAAGGGTTTAAACCTAAAAAAGAAGACTCTAAAAAAGAGGGACCAAAAAAAGAAGACCCTAAAAAAGAAGACCCTAAAAAAGAGATTAATAAAATTGATGTCGGTAATAAAGACGTTGGTTCTGGTAATATATTCTTAGATACTTTACTATCCCCATTTTCAATCGCAAATGATATTACAAGTGGTGTTGGTAAAGAGATTAAGAAATCCTTTAAAGAAGATTACGGTGGTAATAAAAGACTTACAGAACAAATAGATAAGATTAAAAAAATTATAAAGCATTAAAAAACCCCCTTTTCAGGGGGTTTTGTTTTTTACTTAACAGATTGAACTGAAGTGGTGTCTACTAAAGTAGAGTCTACACTGATTTTAGTTGAGTCTGTGGCTACAGATGTACTGTCTGCCGTTGTTAGAGTTTCCTCAGTTTGAGTTGATTGTCCACAAGATACCATCATCATTGTTCCTGTAACCAACATAGCGAAAATTACTTTTTTCATGTTATATTTGTTTTTATTGATAAATAAATAGGTGATTGTTGACGTAAAATCAACTTATACTTTAAAATAATTCAGATTTTCTTAACAAAGTACAATATTTATATAAAAAATAAAAAAATATACTGTTTAGGTATTGTCAGAACAGTTTTTTTTATTATCTTTGTAAAACAATTCGGGGTTAGGTTGACAATCTGTTATAAAATCGTGGTTTCCTAAGACTGAAAAAAAAAACAAAAAAAAGATTTGGTAAATCGAAAAACTTTACCTACCTTTGTACAACAAAAGAGATAGACAACGATTCAGATACAAATCTCTAAAAAAAATAAAAAAAGATTTGGTAAATCAAAAAAGTTTACCTACCTTTGTAAAACAAATCGGAAACGTCCGAAGAAGTTCTTTGACATATTATTATCCATTATAACACTTCGGTGTTGTATAAACGATAATCGGCCGTATATGGTCGTTAAATAAACCTCGAAAGGGGGATAAAGTGAAATCATAAGTGTTAATGGTTTTGCGGTTCGGGTAACCGAACTCGAGTATACAAGTGGGATATCAGTGAGCCTGTAGTACCGAGGATAACTTCGTAGGGAAATGGAAAACTGAACGGGCAATGTGGATTGTCAGTTTGAGGTGGGAACACCAATAAGAATAACCCATAGGAATCAAGTGAGAAGTGTACTCCAAATACACAATTGCGGGTTCCAATATAAGAGGTGACTTAAAACCGAAGGGATTAACCTGAAGGTAAGATAGAGAACGAATGGTGTCGCTACTATCCTTACCACAGACCCACCAAGGTCTTGGTACGAAGTAATCTTAAAATATGAGAGTGGGGACACTCTACCGAGTAGACAAGTATCTTGTTGTTCAAAAGATAACGAGGCTTAAGACGGACCTCTACTTGGAATCATCCACAACACAAAACTTATACTAAATTTAAGTAAAACTAAAAGACATATAAGCAAAAGTGTTCGTCAGGTTTTGATGAAAGTCGCCTACATAGTCATGAGTTGTTCATGGCATACTGAGACCGCAAGTCGATGTATATTGTTACCAAAAACCTCCAAGGAGTCGAATCCTGAGTCAGTTCGCAAGATTGAAGAGAGTAGAGTAGTAATAGAGTAGTTAAAACCTTAAGGAGTGATTGGTCTAACCAATCGGCGATGAGAGTTACCATTCAAAAGATGGTGGAAATGAAGGGAACCAAATAATCCTTCTAAAGATTCTCACAAAACGGTGTATTCTCAGCCTTTAGCCAACCAAAACTATGAAAACAGTGACTCCAATACAGAGAAAAGAGGTAATTACGGTATATTCCTCAAGGTAATGAGTTTAAACTTTCCCTTAAAAAAGTCCCATAGAGTGTGTGTTTTTGGTTTTATACTATGTTACAACCTTTATCTGCTCTGATTGATAAATACAAAAAACTAGTGTGTTTGTGTCAAGACAAGACATCTTCGCTAAAAGATAAAAAACGTCAACACCGATATTCTTAGGTTGTGGATTTTTGTGATAACCACAGGTTTTTTATAGGTGTCTAAATAAGTAAAAAACCAAAAAACATAGACGTTTAGGTCGCGGATATTCACCTCACGATAGAAGGTCCCATTCGGTGTCACAAACTGATGGAGTGGTTAAGGTTGTACCACTGAGTAAAAAGCCCAACGGGAATAACATGACGATGTTATTCCCTTTTTTTATGCACTAAAATATAATAATCATACAACACTAATCTATAATTTTAACGCATAAAAAAACCCCATCCGAAGATGAGGTTTAATGAGTGGAGGTAGAGGGGTTCGAACCCTCGTGTTGTACACCTTACCTATTAAGGACTACACGCTTAGGATAACATTTTCTAATGTTCCAAAAATAGTTAGTTCGTTCTTCACCATCGTAAACTAACAACCAATGGATGACTCGATTTTGGGTTCAGTCATTTTTCCACCTTTGTATAGACTTCTGTTCCTAGGTTGTATGTCCACCGACCCGTATGGTGTTTCCTATATGTTAGGCAACAACCGCAGCTTCTTCACGGATTAATCCGATGGTCGCCATTTTGTCTAAAACGTTTCCGTTTACAGTTTACATCCGTAGATTTAAGTGATAGGATACATCTCACTGCGTGCCCCGAATAACTAACAATGCCAGTCAATTCCAAGTTACCCCCATATGTTAAAGAACTTATTTCTTTTACAAAGATAGTAAAGTTTTACCAATTACCAAACTATTTTATATTTATATGTAAATAAATATTTGTGGAGGAATCAAAAAACGCTAAGATAATATTTGAGAACGAGTATGTCGTATTGGTACAGGTGTTCAATAAGAACGCAGCGACCTATTACGGACCCCCCAAGGTTACTGAATTGTATGACCGAGATTTTAGTCATGGTGATTTATATTTTGCCGTGAGTAAATACAATCCTGGCCCTGAGTATATATACACACTATACAAACCTACCGATGGTGAGCTTGAATATTATTCAGGTATCGAATTAAAACTTGAAAGTTACGACAACATCACATTTAAGTATCCGTACCTAAAACCCTACGTCCAAGATATTATGGGGAATAGTGAGATATACGATTTATTATTAAAAATTAAAAACGGTCAAAAGGTTAATAACTGGGATGCTAATAGATTTGACCCAATTGTATATGATATTAAGTTTAATGAACAAACACCTGGTAAAAGTAGAGTTAAATTAAAGTTTGATGATTATGAGGATTATTGGAAATTATTTGAGTTAACTGAAGGAGATATTTGGTTTGGAAATTACGTATATTCTAATTATGATTCCTACCAATTTGAAAGTGAAGATTTCGCTGATGAGGATTGGAAACAGGGTTATTTGTTACGGGAATTAAATGACGAAAACCAAATTAAACTAAAAGAAATTTTAAAATTATTATCGCCAGAACTATCTCAGTTACGAAATGATGAAGAATGGGAAAAAGCGTCTAATTTACTATTATCAACATTTGAACGTGAATGTGAGGGAATTAAATCTGAATGGTTGTCAGAAAAAAATAACTGTAAAGAACGAGGTGCCCGTAAGATGATTGAAGACGACTGTTGTAATTTCTTCCAAAATTATGGAATATTCAATATGGGTAATTGTTTTTATAGTTATGTGACAACAGTGTCGGTATTATTATCTTTATATAAAATGGTTGATGAAAGACATTTCACGGTTAGTGAGGTTTTAAGTGATATTGGTCATAAATCAGGAAATCTTGGTGGATGGGAAGAATATTCTTATGAACAGGATTGTATTGATTTTGATGATGAATCGTTCAATCGTAGTTGTGGTTGGCAATTAGATAAGATGTTTACTAAACTTGAGGATTCTGACGAATTTGAGGATATTAAAAAATTCTCAGATAATGCTTCGAAAATTTTAAGTAAGTACGACATGGAAACTAATTACAAATTACCCAAAGACGAAACAAAAACATTTAGTATAATTAAAATGGACCCAAAAACTAATAAAGTCCATGTTGTTGTTTCAGTTAAGAATTCATATCAAGGCGAACAAAGAAGTTATGATTTTGAAGATTTTGACCAATTTTTACATCATCCCGAATTATTTGAAAATAGATTTGTCAAAGTAAAGTAATTTACTTATCTTTGGCCTATGGAAAGAAACTATCAATTACTAAAGGACGTTTTGTCGGTCCCAACAAAGACATATAAGGAAGACCGAATGATTGAGTTTTTAGTTAATTGGTTAACCGAAAACCAAATACCATTTCAGGTAGACGAACATCGAAACATTTATGCTACTAAGACATCTCAGGATATTACTGAAGATTTCTATTTCCCGTGTGTTATTGCTCATACTGATACCGTACATCAATTAGACGTAATTAACGTTAGAGAAATGGAATTACCTAACGCTCAGGGAGTAATTAAACCATCATTAAAAGCATTCAACGATTTTGGTGAACCAACAGGAATTGGTGGTGATGATAAATGCGGTGTTTACGCATGTTTAGAATTATTAAAAGAATTACCAAATCTTAAAGCCGCATTCTTTGTTTCAGAAGAAACAGGTTGCCACGGTTCAAAACAAGCGGATAAAAATTTCTTCGAGAATGTTGGATACGGAATTCAATTTGATGCTCCTGAAAACTGGATGGTTAGTGAGTTCTGTATGGGAGTTCAATTATTTGGTAGAGAAACCGAGTTCTTTAAATCATGTGATGAGGTTTTAACAGAAACATTCAATCCTGATAGAAAATATCAATCTCACCCATACACAGACGTGTACGCTTTGAAGAACACATTTGACTTCTCATGTATTAACTTCTCGATTGGGTACTACGACTACCACACTAGAGAAGAATACGTTGTAATCGAAGATGTTTATAATGGAATCAAAACGGGTAAAGAATTAATTGAGAAATTGGGTAATGTGAAATACCCATTCAAATCGAAACCACGATACAGTTATTTATTTGACTAATAAAAAACCCCTCCGTAAGGTGGGGTTATTTTTTGCTTATTAATGAACATAAAAAAAGGGGGTTATTCAACCCCTTTTCTTTTTCTTGTGACTTTCTTTTCCTCTTTAAACTTAACATCACCATTTTCACTTATTAACGTGTACTCAGTATTCTCTTGAATGTTACTCTTAAGAACCTCTTCAGATATAAAATCTTCAACTTTATCCTGAATAGCTCTTTTCAATGGACGAGCACCATACATTTCATCAAACCCAACCTCAGAAATCATATCTAAAATAGAATCGTCAAATTTAATATTATATTTAAGACCTGTCAATCTTTCAGATAAAATACTCAACTCAAGCTTAACAATTTTTTTAACATCTTCTTTCACTAGTGAATTAAAAATAATAACCTCATCAATACGGTTTAAAAATTCAGGGGCGAAAAACTTCTTAAGTTCCTTCTTCAAAACTTCTCTTTTTTGTTCTTCTTCAACGTAAGAACTCGAGTTAGTTTTAAATCCTACACCCGCACCAAACTCCTGTAGTTTTTTAACTCCAACGTTTGATGTCATGATAATGACACAGTTTTTGAAGTTAATTTTTCTTCCCATACCATCTGTAAGGTGACCGTCATCCAACACTTGTAATAATGTTGAAAATATGTCTTTGTTTGCCTTTTCAATCTCATCAAATAAAATTACTGAGTAAGGTTTGTTTTTAACTTGTTCAGTTAATTGACCACCTTCGTCATAACCTACATATCCTGGAGGGGCTCCAATTAATCTTGAGATACTATGTTTTTCTTGGTATTCAGACATGTCCACACGAATCATATTCTCCTCACTACCAAACATTTGTTTTGCCAATTGTTTTGCTAAGTAAGTTTTACCTACACCTGTTGAACCAAGGAAAATAAATGAACCAATTGGTTTATTAGGGTCTTTAATACCTAATCTGTTTCGTCTGATTGACTTAGCAATTTTCATAACCGCTTCAGATTGGCCAATTACTTTGTCAGATAAACTACCCTCTAATTGAGATAGTAACATCGTCTCATTAGCATTCAATTTACTAATAGGAATTTTAGTCATGTTTGAAACGACCTCATAAACCAATTCGATAGAAACTTCTTTTTTCTTAATCTGAAGTTCCTCCTCAAATTTTTTCTTCTCAATATCTAATTTATTGAGAATACGTTTTTCCTTGTCACGTAGATTTGCCGCCTCTTCGTAATTTTGTTTTTTAACAACCTCAAGTTTTTCAATTTTAACGTCGGCAGCTTCTTGTTTTAATTTTTCAATAATGTCAGGCATTTTAATCTCAACTTGACATCTCGCACCTACCTCATCAATAATGTCGAATGCCTTATCAGGAAACTCTCTGTCGGTGATATATCTTGCCGCCAAATCAACACATACTGAAAGTATTTCATCAGTATAAGATACCTTGTGGAATGATTCGTATTTATCTTTAACATTCTTAAGAATCTCCAAAGTCTCTTCTTTAGTCGCCGCGTCAACAATTACCTTTTGAAAACGTCTTTCTAATGCTCCGTCTTTCTCAAAGTTCTTACGATACTCATCAAGAGTTGTTGCACCAACACATTGAATTTCTCCACGGGCAAGTGCTGGTTTGAAGATGTTTGATGCGTCTAACGAACCTGATGAATTACCTGCACCAACTATTGTGTGAATTTCGTCAATAAAGACAATGATATTTGGTGCGTTTTGTAACTCCTCGATAATTACTTTCATACGTTCCTCAAACTGACCACGGTATTTTGTACCCGCAACAATCGATGTCATGTCTAACGAAACAATTCTTTTATCCATTAAATTTCTTGGACATTCACCGTTAAAAATTTTAATTGCTAATCCTTCTACGATTGCGGTTTTACCACAACCAGGTTCACCAATAATAATAGGGTTATTTTTCTTTCTACGAGAAAGGATTTGAGCAATCCTTGTAATTTCTCTTTCTCTACCAACAACAGGGTCTAATTTACCTTGTTCGGCCAATTTGATTAAATCTCGGCTGAAGTTATCCAACACAGGTGTTGATGAGTCAGATGTTGATTTAGGTGGGTTATTCTTTCCCCCATTATCCATGGATTCTATCATATTTTGTTTTTTAGTTAATTATAAGGATTAATTTTGTATTTTCAACAACAGGTACAAAGGTAAGTAAAATATCTAAATTAAAAAATTTAATTTTTGGTTATATTTATGAATATGATAAAACACTACACCAAATATATTGAGACCTTAGGTGCTGATAAAGATATCTTAGAAACATATAGAAATCTTAGACAATCATTCCAAAGAGAAGGTTGGTCCGAAAAGGATTTGGAGAAACCACCATATTATCCCCAAGATATTATGAGAAACTTCCAAAGGTTTAGTAGTTTACATTCAAAATTATTCCAAGAACTAAAAAGTTTTTTCCCTGATGTTGACCACAATGAGTTTGTTGATTATCTTAAAGGTAAATTACAAATAATAGATTCAGAAACACCTTTACAAAATGGCAGTAAAAAAAGAAGAGATAATCGGGACGAAGATTATTAACGAGATAGATTCAAGTAACTTAGTAAAAACTGAGTATGATACCGAAACCAAATTAATGGTGGTGGAATTTAAAAACGGTATGAAATACCAATATGACGCGGTTCCTCATGAGGTTTACACTAGATTTAGAATGAATGAGTCTCAAGGTAAATTCTTTAACACAGAAATCTCTAAAAAATTCAAATATACTAAACTTTAATTATTATCAATACTCGACTATTTATTAGTAATGAGTGATTTAAAAAGTATATTAACTAGTTTTCACGTACAAGACGAATTAAATCCTAAGATTTGGGATGGGTCAATGGAAAAGATGTCACCTAAAGTTAGGTCACGTCTACTTGAGATTGCTTATGAGTTTATAGAATTTTTAAACGTTGATATTTTTGTGTCAGACGTTATAATGACAGGTTCATTAGCCAATTATAACTGGTCAAAATTTTCAGACATTGATTTACACATCTTAGTTGACTTTAATCAATTCTCAAAAACTGAATTACCTTTATACGAAGAATTATTCCAATTAAAAAAAACCATATATAACGACAAACACGATATCACCATCTACGGATATGAAGTTGAGTTATATGTTCAAAATGAAATTGAGTCTCACTTTAGTAGTGGAGTGTATTCTGTTTTATTTGATACATGGGAAAATGAACCTAAAAAAGAAAATGTTAAAATTGACCTTGAACTGATTAAAAACAAATCAAAACAATGGATGGACATTATTGACGGTGTTATTGAAAGTGTTAAGGATGAATCTATTGATGACACTAAAAAAATTATCGACAAGTATAAGAAAAAACTTAAAAAATATAGAACTTGCGGATTAGAAGAAGGTGGAGAATATTCTGATGAAAACTTAGTATTTAAAGTATTGAGAAGAAATGGATATATTGAAAAATTATATCAATATCAAGATAATCGTATTGATAAAGAATTATCCTTGAAAGAATCTACAACAACTATTGGTGGTAATTTTAAAACTGATTTAGAGAACGGTCCAAAAAATCATGGTAGTAGAAAATTAGGTAATTGGCAATCAGATAATGCTTGGGATATTTTTGCCCCTCCGAATACAGTTGTTAATTCATATACTAACGGTACTGTAACTAAAATAAGAGATACTGGTAAAAATTCTGGAAAAATTTATGGAACACAAGTATCGATTAAAGGGTCTGACGGATTTCCTGATATTTTTTACACTCACGTTAAAAATGTAAAATTAAAGAACGGAGATACAATTAAAGTTGGTGATTACATTGGAGTTGTTTCTGAATGGGTTGGACATGACACAATGACTCATGTGCACATAGGATTACCTTATGGGGAACATATTAGAGAATTGTTAAAAAATTCTGGAAAAATTTTCACTAATAAATTGGGTACTGATTATAAAGATGATAGTAATAATGACGAAACTGATTACGACGAGACTGTTATCACCAAAGGTATCGAAGGAAGTAATAAAGAAGTTAGTAATTGGTTAGAACCATTATTATCGACATTAGGATTTAAATAAATGATTCAATTACGTTAGAACGATAACATTTTTGATTCTGAATATATTTATATATAAAATAATTTTAAAAAAAAAACAAAATAATGGGAAACTTAAAACCAATTGGAAGTGAAAAATTACAAGGTATGGATAAAATCAACCGTATCATTGAAATTTCTAGATATAATGAAAATACTCCGACGCCTATAAATGAAGATAAATCAATCGAATATAGAAAGACTTTATCTGACGGAAACAATTATCAAATTGTTAAAGAAAAAAATGGGTACGTAATTAAAAAATCACTAACTGAATCTGTTGGTGAAAATGATTACTTAGAACCAATGAAAAATAGAAAATACTATTCTTCTTATTCGCAAGCGTTCAAACGTCTTAACTTAATTGCTAAAGAGGTTAATATTAATGAAGGATATGAATCAAATGTTTCATTATTTGGTGAGAGCGATATTGATGAAAAAGCGGCGACAAAATACATTTTGAAAATGGGGGAAACTAAGGAACAAGCGGCACCCGCTCCTGCACCCGCTCCCGCTCCTGCACCCGCTCCCGCTCCTGCACCCTCACCCGCTCCTGCACCGACAGACGATTTAGGTATGGAAGATGATATGAGTATGGAAGAACCTGAAGGTGAAGAAATGGAACAACCTGAAGAAGATGAAGTTATTACATTAAAAGTTATTCAAAAATTAACAGGTAAATTAGCTCAGAAATTAAGAGCTTTCCAAGACACTCAAGAAGATGAGGAACCAATGACATCTAAAGACATTAAATATGTTATTAATTCTATCTTATCAGCATTGAATTTAGAATCATTGGATGAAGAAGATAAAGAAGATATTTTAAATAAACTTGAGGGTATTGAATCTGAGGAAGAATTTGGTGGTGAAGAAATGGATATGGAAGAACCTGAGGGTGACGAAATGGGTATGGAAGAACCTGAAGGTGAAATGGCTGAGGGTGATTCTGGCATGTTTGATGATGAAGACGAAGCACTTTCTGCGGGTAAAAAATTAGCAGATAATATTTTTGGTGAAGGTCATGATGAAGAAGATGGTGAAGAATATCGTTCAAAAATTAAAGGTGTTAACCCAAAACATGGTAAACACATGGAAGATGTTATCGAAGGACTTTTTACCGAATCTAAAGTTGATGACATATTAAAAAAATACTTCAAGGTTGAGGAAAACGAACGTAATTTAATCGAAGCTAAAAAACAAAAACTTAATTTAATTAAAGAAAACAAATCAAAAACGATTAGTAAAATTAAGATTGTTTCTGAAAGTATTTCTCAAGAAGTTGCATCAACTAAATTGGTTTCCAAATACCCTAACGCTAAATTAGTGGGTAAAACAAATCACAAAAATTTAGTTTTTGAAATGAATAATAAACAACTTAGAGTTACGGTTAAAGGTCAGATACTATAATGAGTTATTTAATATATGTTAATGAATTAGGCCCTAATTATAAGGGAGATAACATATATGAATTCATATTTTCTGATACTTTAGAAAAAATATGGGGGGATAATTGGGAGTCAAAACCATCAAATGGTTACCCACTACCACCTGATTTAGAATTTATACGAAAAGTAGGAACTCTAAAAGATGACCAAGTTACATTATCAGTTATCCAAAATTCTGATTACTTCTCAATGATGGATTCTATGGATGGAGTAATTGCGATGGCTTGGGAGAACGAAAGTGATGATGTCGATTTTGACCATCAAAAAAGATTAGTGTTTAGATTCGGTGACGAAGAAACCACAGTCAAAGATAAATTATATGAACGTGATATCGTTTTAGAATTTGAAAAAAAGGTTGTCTATGAAAACTAACCAAAAACAATTAAAATTAATACAACACGGGTTGAAGGCTTCCACTGTCACTAAATTAAGTGAATCACAAGTGGATATTTTGTTTAACAGACTGAATGAGTCTAAAAAAGAAAATAAAGAACAAGTTACCAAAACTACTGAGCCCGCTAAAGAAATTGTTAATATAGGAACTCAAGGAGGTGAATTACCAAATAACCCAACAGGAAAGGGATATAAGGTTGAGAAAAAACCTGATGGTACTATGAAAGCAACACCTATGGAGACTGAAATGACCGAAGACACTGATTCTGAAATGAATTGGTTAATGAAAGGTGATACACAAGACCCAGTTCAAAAAGGACCTACAGGTGACGGTGACCCTGATTCATTACAAGAGTATAAAAATCTTGCGGAAAAATTTGAGTCTAAAAAACAACAAAAATATTTCTTCGCCAAATGCGGTGATGGTAAAACAAAAGAACAAAAAAAATGGTGTAAAATGGCTGAAGAATTTGCCGATAAAACAAACTTTAAAAAGTTACCTGAAAAGAAAAAAACTGAAGCTAAAGAAAGCGGTTTAAATAATTTAGTTAATAAAGTTTCTGCGGCATATGCTGGTGGAGTAAAAAATAAGTTGAATTCCATCTCCCCAAGCGTTACATTTGGTGAGAACGAAATAGAGAAAAAAATTATGAAGTTAGTGGAAAAACATATCACACCAAAAATGACTAAGCAGGAATTCCTTAATTTAGTTAAAGAACAAGGTACTAAAACGGCGCCATCAAGACCAGGGGTTAAACCTGATGTTGATACCCCAACAAGACCCTCAAAACCTGCAACACCGTACCAACCTAAGCCAGGAGTTAAACCAGCCCCTAAAGCGAAAACAAAGGTACCAAGTTGGTTATCATTTAAATCATTAGGAATTAAATTAAAGTAAGAAAATGAGTCTAAATCCAAATACAGAAAAAAATCTAAAAGTTAAAAAATTTTTAGAAAAAAAATTAGTTAGTGAAGGTTTAACTAATAGTGAACGTAGTCTTTTAAGTGAGTTAAAAAATAACTTAAAAGAAGCTCCTATTGATTATGAAGGCCCTGAAAGAATGGAACCTGGTATTGAAAGAAAAATTACATCCAAAGGGACTCCTTATAATAACTTTCCAGCAATCCCTAATATGGATATGGATAAGGATTATATTGAATTAATCTCCTCAAAAAGATTTAAAGATTCTGTAGATAAAGTTAGAAGAGCCATGGGTGATACCAGAGCAATCCAAGGAGCGAATCCATTAAATTCATTAATGATGACCGCAATGCAATCGCTACAAACAGTTGTGTCGATTCAAATGCAAAACAAAGAAGTTTTAGAACAACTTGCGGTTGATTTAGTTATTAAAGAAATGGGTATTCCTGAAGGAGCGATGCAGTTTGATGCTAAATTGGTTATGCAACCAATGGGAGCGTCTCAAGGAATGCAAGAAGAACCTGAAATGCCAAGTGAAGAAGAAATCGAAGAGTTTATGGGTGATGCCGAAACATTTGATTTGGAGAGAGCGAAAAGAAGATTTATTAACTCACTTATTCAAGGGGCCGCCTTCAAAGGGGGACATATGTTTAATTTAGTTTCAAGAGAACTTAATGACGTTGACCCTAGATTAATGAATTTATACACCGTGTCGCAATCTTTAATGGAACACGCATATTGGTTATTCCCTGATATGGAAGGAATGGCTGGCGGTGGCGGTGGTCAAATGGGACAATCAGAAGTTGATACCGAAACAGACCCACCAACAGTAAAAGCGAGGGCAATGACGTTCCCACTTTTAGTTCATGAATTGGTTAAAGGTGTTTATGAAATATTTGGTACTCACGGTTTACCTGATGACCCAAGACAACAAGAAATGATTATGAAGGCTGAGGATACTTTACCAGCTGAGATTTGGGATTCTCGTTTAGGACCAATTTTTTGGGAAAAATTCTTAGAGGCTTACCCGATGGAATTGTTTGATGAGGATATGAAACATATCCAACACTACTTATTTATGAGATTTTCTAAATTAAATGCTGAAGAATTTTTCAGAGTTGCTAAACTTATACTTTCAGGTAACCCACAAGGAACTCAATTTATTCAGAGAATGGTTAATGAAATCGTTACTGAACTGAAACAATATGATGCTGAAGAAGCGTTAAGTGGTGGTGATGATGAAGAAGATGACGATGATGGATTAGATGATTTCTTAAGTGGTTTAGGTATATCAAGACCAAAATAATGAAACATGTCAAATTTAACCAGAGAACAGGTACTAATAGAGTACGTAAAATGTCATAAGGACGTACAATATGCGTTAAAAACATATCTACAAACATACGATAACACAGTTTCTAAATACGTACCGTTAGAATTATTTCCTGACCAAGTATCATTACTTGAGGATTACGAAAATTACAACGAAAATATTGCCTTAAAATATCGACAAGCGGGTGTATCTACGGTTACCGCAGCTTGGGCTTCGATGAAACTTTCTTTTGCTAAGAAAAACAAACCCGAAAAAATCCTTATAATAGCCAATAAACTTGATACGTCATTAGAGATGGCTAACAAGATTAGAGCTTTTATCAGTCAATGGCCAAGTTGGGTCGGTATTGATTTTGCGGTAGAAAAAAACTCACAAAAACATTATAAACTAAATAACGGTAGTGAGGTTAAAGCCGTTGCAACATCTAAAGATGCCTTACGTGGATTTACACCAACAATACTTGTATTTGATGAGGCGGCATTTATCGAGGCCGACAGTGATTTTTGGGCAGCTTGTATGGCGTCCTTATCTACAGGTGGTAAAGTAATCGTAGTCTCAACACCAAATGGTTATGACCGAATTTATTATGAGATATACGACCAAGCGTTAAGGAATATGAATGACTTCAGGATTTCTGAAATGTATTGGTACCGTGACCCTCGTTACACAAAAGATTTATATTTGGTTAAAACCGACGATATGATTCACTATCTTTTAAATAAAGAAGAATACAGTGAAAAAGATATACTCAGTTGGTCCCATATACCCGCACACGAAAGAGATTATAAAGAACTGAGAGAATTAATGAATCAAGGTTATAAACCTTGCTCGTCTTGGTTTGAAGCGATGGTTAAGAAATTAAAATATGATAAACGTAAAGTATCTCAGGAGTTGGAATGTAACTTCTTAGGTTCAGGTGATAACGTATTTGATTCTAAAATGTTACAAACAATTAGAGAAAATTCTATTGTAGAACCCAAGAATAAAATGATGGGTAATGCTTTGTGGATTTGGAAAGAACCTGTCGTTGGACATAAATACATTATGGGGGTCGACGTTTCTCGTGGGGATAGTGAAGACTTTAGTTCGTTCCAAATCATTGATTTTGACGAAAGAGAACAAGTTGCGGAATATGTTGGTAAATTACCTCCTGATACTATGGCGGAAATTTGTTATAAATGGGCCAACATGTATTCATGTTTTATTGTGATTGATATCACAGGTGGAATGGGAGTTTCCACCTCAAGAAAATTACAGGAAATGGGTTATAAAGACTTATATGTTGATGGTGTTGACACCGCTAATAAGTGGAAATACGATTCTAAGTCCCATGAAAAAATACCAGGAATTAATTTTAATAATAAAAGAGTTCAAATTATTGCTTCATTTGAAGAAGGGATGAGACATGGGTTTAAAATCTACAGTTCAAGACTTTTCAATGAAATGAATACTTTCATTTACATTAATGGTCGTCCTGACCACCAAAAAGGACATCATGATGACTTAATTATGTCAGTCGCCATGGCAACTTATGTTGCTGAGTCGTCATTTAGTAATTTAACTAAAGTTGTCGAACATACTAAGGCAATGATTGAGTCTTGGGCGGTTAGCAATAATGACCAAGTTGCGAAAAATTTAGAATTTAATCCTGTTATACCACACATGTCAGAAAGAATAGGTCAATATAATAATCAGAACATGTCTAAAGAAGATTATCAAAAGTACGGTTGGTTATTTGGTATTAGATAATATTTATTAATAAAATATCACATGGGACTAACTTCTAGAAAAAAATCGGGGAACAAACTTAATGGTAGTAAATTAAACGTACCTGGTCAGGGTATTAGTAATGTTAGACCTGGTGGTGATAATAAAATAAACCAACAAAAGGGTGACCCTAATGGAAAGAAAGGTAAACAAAATTAACTATTTAATTATAGATAATTAGAATTAAATTTATTACATGGAAAACAATCAAAATAATCAATTTACAGTTTGGCAGAGGCTATCTCAAGCCTTCGGTCCTAACGCCCTGTTAAATCAAGATTATCCAACATATAAGTTAGACAAGACTGAGTTATTAAAAACGACATCAAAACAGGAATACGATAAAGAAAAATTACAAGCTCAACAAACGTATTACTTAGCCAATCAATGGACTAAAATTGAGAGTAACTTATACACTCAAGCGGTTTATTATGAACCAACAAGATTAGCATCATTCTATGATTATGAATCAATGGAATATACTCCTGAAATTTCGGCGGCTTTAGATATCTACGGTGAAGAATCAACAACTGTTGACCAAAATGGTTACATGTTACAAATATATTCAGAATCTAAACGTATTAAATCAATCTTAATTGACTTGTTTAATAATGTTTTAGATATCAATACTAATTTACCGATGTGGACAAGAAATACCGCAAAATACGGTGATAATTTTGTTTATTTAAAATTAGATGCTGAAAAAGGTATTGTTGGATGTATGCAATTACCAAATATTGAGATTGAACGACTTGAAAGAGGTATGGCGGCAAAATCGGCAAACGTCGAGGAACCCGCAGAAAATAAAGGTTTAAGATTTAAGTGGAAGGCTAAAGACATGGAATTTAATTCATGGGAAATTGCCCACTTTAGATTATTAGGTGATGATAGAAAATTACCTTATGGTACTTCTATGTTAGAAAAAGCGAGACGTATTTGGAAACAATTATTATTATCGGAAGACGCAATGTTAATCTATCGTACCTCAAGAGCCCCTGAAAGACGTGTCTTTAAAGTCTTTGTAGGTAATATGGACGATAAAGATGTTGAGTCGTATGTACAACGTGTTGCGAACAAATTCAAACGTAGTCAGGTTGTTGATAGTCAATCAGGTAATGTTGATATGAGATTTAATCAAATGGCGGTTGACCAAGATTATTTTATTCCTGTACGTGACCCTGCTCAAGCATCTCCAATTGAGACTCTACCAGGTGCACAGAATTTAGCGGAGATTGCCGATATTGAATACATCCAAAAGAAATTATTAACCGCCCTTAGAGTTCCTAAAGCGTTTTTAGGGTTTGAGGAAGTTGTTGGTGATGGTAAGAATTTATCATTACAAGATATCCGTTTCGCAAGAACAATTAATAGAATTCAAAAATCTATGATTGCGGAAATGAATAAAATAGCTATCATCCATTTATTCTTATTAGGGTTTGAAGATGAATTGTCAAACTTTACATTAGGTTTAACTAACCCATCAACACAGGCCGATTTATTAAAAATTGATGTTTGGAAAGAAAAAGTTTTATTATATAAAGATGCAGTAACGGCAATCGAAGGTATTGCACCAGTTTCTGTAACTTGGGCTAAGAAACACGTATTAGGATTCTCTGATGAAGAAATTAAATTAGATTTACAACAACAACGTATTGAAAAAGCGGTTGGTGCTGAATTAACTAACACGGCGACTATTATCAGTCATACAGGTGTATTTGACAATATTGATAAACTATATGGTGTTAAATCAGGCGCAACTCAAACTGTGGGAGCAACCCCACCACCTCCAGGAGGTGAATCAAGTGGTGGAGGATTAGGAGCACCTGAAGATATGGGTGGAGGGGCTCCAATACCACCACCACCAGGACCTGAACCAGGAGGTGAAGCGGAGATAACACCTGAATCATATAAACGTGATAACTTAACAATTTTATTAGAAAGTGATAACTTAACAGATTCGGATTCATTTATTGATTTGTCTAAAGCAAGAAATTCTTTAGGTGAAATGGAAAAAGAGTTAAACAAACTTCTAAAAGACTGATATTTATAAATAAAAAAGAGATGACAAATTTTGGAATAATTAAATCGAAGATAGAAGATGTGTTATTAGAATCATATAAAAACAACACATTTAAACAAGAATTCAAAAACTTTAAAAAGTTAGTTTTAGAAAATAAAAAAATATGCAAACTTTTTTATTTATATGATGATTTATCTTCTAATAAAGGATTATCGGAATCTATCGTTAATGAATATGTGAATGAATGTATAACCATTTATGAAAATACCATTAATAAAATACAAGAGTCGGATATTACACCATTAAAGTCTTGGATTAAAAATTCTAAGGTTGACAATCAGTATAATAATATTGATAATTTATTCTCGAGAGATGTCCTAACAATCGAATCAAGAATAACTAGTAAAAAATACATTTCAGAATCTCTTAAGAAATTACCTATCAAGAAAGCAGATACTGTTCAAATATCGCTAACTTCTATGGTTAATGTTGCAAATAAAACAATCACAAATTTTATTGATTCATTAACTGAGTCAGATAAAAAAGAATTAACAAAACTTTTATCTGAAGATGACGTTACTTTAAACCAAAAATTTGATGATGTTAAAAAAAGTGTTGTAACTAAATTAACTGAAATGAAAAATAATAATGAAGATAACTCAACTCAAACAAGAATTGATGAAACTCTTGATAAAGTAATTTCAGAAAAATACGACAAGTTAACTTATTTCAAACTTAAAAGTTTGAATGAGAATCTTTAATCGTTATTTGATTTATATTTTTTCTGAACGTATTTCGCTTTTGAAATCATATTCCTATTTTTAACAGATTTTTTTTGGAATTCTTTTCGTTCATTTAATTCCTTACTTTGCCTTGTCTTTATGACTTTGCTTTTGTAAATTTTTAACGCTTTTTCAAGAGTTACATTTTTTTCTACCTTTATGATTAACATGTTTTTGTGAGTTTATATTTATTTTGACTATTGCAGTAAATATACCTATTTTTATTAAAACAATAAACTTAGAAATTATGAAATTTAATGAAAAAGGGTAAAACCTCACACATTCACGGATTCAACACTGCCAAGGTAGTATATGGAACAGTTGATTCGATGAATTTAAAGTCACTCTATCTTAACATCCAAACATGGGTAGAACCAACTACAGAGTGCGAAAATTGGACAAGGACAGTTCTCAATATGAGCAGAGCCATAAAACATTCGGTCTACGAATCCTTAGATAAAGAGTTATTTGATGATAAATTTATAGTAGATTTAGATTTAAGGTCCAGCGGATTAAATCAAGGTAAAAAATCTTTTATGAACTTAGAGATTAATTTCTTTTTAAATCATGAAGGACATGACTTTAAATCAAAAGAAATTAAAGATTCACTTAAAGATATTACTAATAGAATTTTTTACGAAAACTTTATCGGTAACGATTACTTCAACTTTTATCTAACTAAAAAAATCAAAACAAACGATGATACGCTACAATTAGAGAATGTTTAATATTTATAATAAAACATTTGAGATGAATTTAAGAATTTTACAACCAACTGAAATAGGTAAAGGTATATTAATAGAATACGATGCGGGTTACGTATCACCAACAGATACACATAATGCTAAGGTTATTAAAGAATCTAAAGGTAATATGTTAGACCACTCTAAACCATTTGAATTTTATGCGGTATTACAGAAATATAATACCCCAAACAGAAATGGTAGAATATACCCTGAACGTATTTTAAAAAGAGAATCAGAAAACTATAAAAAAATGATAGAAAAGGGCACCGCTCTTTCAGAGTTAAATCACCCTGAATCGTCATTAATTGATTTAGATAGAGTTTCTCATGCAATAACTGAAATATGGTGGGAAGGTCCTGTACTAATGGGTAAGATACAATTACTTACATCACCAGGATTCCACGAAAGAGGTATTGTATCAACTAAAGGAGATTTAGCCGCTAATTACCTAAGACAAGGAGTTACGTTAGGAATCTCTTCAAGAGGAGTTGGTTCCCTTAAAAAAGTTGGTGAACAGAATGAGGTCCAAGAAGATTTTGAATTAATCTGTTTTGACTTAGTATCCTCACCATCAACACCAGGAGCGTATTTATTCCAAAATCCTGAAGATAGATTTAACTTTGAGGAGAACTTGGAAGAGGAGAAAAAAATGAAAGTCGAAAGACAAGTTGGGGAAAGTGGAAATAAATCACTTGACTTAATGAAAAAATTGAACGATTATTTAGGATATTAAAAAAAAATTATAACATGGACGAAAAGTATTTTATTGCAAAAATCACAACCGATATGATTGATGAAAAATCGGGAAAACTTAAAAAATTAAGAGAAGAAAAATTAGTAAAAGGTTATAACCCTACTGATGTTGAGGCCAAAGTAACGAAAGTTTTTGAGAACTACACACAGGATTGGAGACTAACTGCAATTGTTGAAAGTAAAATAGATGAAGTGATAGAATAAAATCTTTACATTTCAATAATAATAAAAGGGGGACATTTGTCCCCTTTTTTGTTTTTTATCAAAATGGTAATATTTATAATAAATAAAAAACCAATTATCAAATTAGTTTAATTAAAACTTTTTTGATATTGGGAGATATTTATATAGTAAATTAAAAACATACAAATGGCGAAAGAAAAATCTTTAGTGGAAGAAGCAATCATCCAAATGAAAAATTTGGAAGAAGCGGTTGCGGAAAATGCAAAAGGAATACTTGCTTCAACTATGAAGGAAGAAATCAAAGAACTAGTAAAAGAATCTCTAACTGAACAAGAAGACGAGATTGAAACGGATGTTGAAATGGACGAGCCTGAAATGGAAGACGATATGTCTGACGACGAAGGAATGGAAATGGATACTGATAATTTAGATATGGATATGGATGATGAAGATTCTATGGAGGATGACTTTATGGATGACGATGAAACTATTGACCTTACCGACGTTGACGACGAAGATGAAATCTTACGTGTATTTAGTTTAATGGGACCTGAAGATAATATCGTGGTTACCAAAGATAATTCAGGTAATATCAATCTTAAAGATTCTGAAAAAGAATATATGATTGTTGGTGAAGGTGAAGAATTTATGGATGATTCTGAAGAAATGTTTGAAATGGATGATATGTCAGATTTTGGTATGGAAGACGATGAAGACGAAGACATCAATAGCATCATTGATAGAGTATTTAAAAAAGATAACGACGAATTAGAAGAAATGGATTTTGAAAAAGATGAATTAGAGTTCGGAGAAGAAGAAGGAATGGACAGTGAAGAAATTGTTTATGAAATTGAATTCAACGAAGAAGAAGGTGAAGAAGATATGGGTCTATCTGAAGAAGATGAAGTAGAAGAAGAAATGTACGAATCTTACGAAGAAGAAGACGAGGATATGGAAGAAGAACCTGTTATGGAATCTAAAAAGATGTCAATCAAACCTAAGGGTGTTGGCATGGGAAATCCAAATAAGAAAAAAGTATACTCAAACAAACCTAACCAAGAAGGTGGTTTCAAAACTGTGAAAAAAACAGTTAATAAAACTATGGGTACTGGTAAAGCGAAATTTGAATACAAAGACGGTGAAAATCTTGACGGTGATATGAAAACTGTTAAAAAGGTTGAAACCAAAGAAGCATCAAGAACTTTAGGAAACGGTTCTAACTTTAGAAAGGGTGGTTTATCAAAACCAAGAGCTCACTCTAAATTTAATACCGCAATCCAAAAAGAGAGTGTTGATAACAAAGAATTACAAGTTCTTAGAGAAAAAAATGAAGAGTACAGAAAAGCACTTAACGTTTTCAGAAATAAATTAAACGAAGTTGCAGTGTTTAATTCAAACTTAGCTTATGCTACACGTTTGTTTACAGAACATTCGACATCAAAACAAGAGAAGATTAATATCTTAAGACGTTTTGATAGTGTTGAAACTATTAAAGAATCTAAAAACTTGTATAAGACATTAAAAGATGACCTTTCGGCTACGACAAGTCAACCAATGAATGAATCAATGGAAAGAACCATTCAAAGTTCTCCATCAACAGGTTCTTCGGCTAACTTGATTGAGTCTAAAACATACGAAAATCCTCAGTTCTTAAGAATGAAAGATTTAATGTCAAAATTAAAATAAAATAAACTAAAAAATTAATAAAAACCAAAAAAATGGGAGCATTATTAGAATCAGGTCTTGTTGGTAACATCGGGTTAAAACACCTTAAAGTTATCAAAGAAGATACTATCAACAAATGGGATAAATTAGGATTCCTAGAAGGCCTTAAAGGTCACCTAAAAGAAAACGTAGCTCAGTTATATGAGAACCAAGCGTCTTTCTTAATTAACGAAGCAACGTCTGACGGGTCTTCAGGTTCATTTGAAACTGTTGTATTCCCTATCGTAAGACGTGTATTCTCTAAATTATTAGCGAATGACATCGTATCAGTACAAGCGATGAATTTACCAATCGGTAAATTATTCTTCTTTGTACCTAAAATTCAAGGGTATTCAGGTGGTACTAACACTCCATGGAGTGATGTATCTTCAGGAGACCACTACGCACCACTAGGAGCACCAAACGGACCAACATCTCAAAATGCAGGTTACACAGGAACTGGAGCGGTTGCTAAAAACCTTTATGACTTATTCTACGAAGGAACTGAACCAGGTTTAGACCCAGCAGGTTTATTCGATTATTCAAAAGGTCGTTGGTCAGCAATCACTGCAAGTACGTTGATTCAAGCATGGTCAAATGGGTCATTAGTTGATGCAACTATTAATGATGGTGCACCAGCAAATGGTATTGAAATTGCTTCAGGTAACACAAGAAAAGTTATTGTTAAAATGTGTGGTTTCGCTGATACAGGAGCTGGTAAATTAATCGGACCTGACGGTAATGAAATGGATACAGAATCTTTCTTATCTGATTTAGTTATCTTTACAGGTGCTGGTTTAACAGTTGCTGAAGGTTCTCCATGTACAGTTTCAACAGGAGCATTATTGTTCAGAGTTGTTACTCAACAATATGGTAAAGGAATCGTTTCTTACGGTAATACAGTTCAAACTAATTGGCCAGCGGCATCAGGTAATAACCCTGCAGGTAACGGTGGTTCGTTTAAAACCGTATGTGACGCTAACGGATGTATCTACTTAGAAGTTGATTTATCTTGTCCAGTATGTGCTGATTGTGATTCTACATCTTTAGATGGTTACACAGGTACTACTATTACTGAAGCGTCTTCAGGAACATCATTCTACGCAGCGTTCAGACGTTACGAACAATTAGAATTTGAAGATAAAATCGGTGAGGTTTCTTTCGACTTAGATTCAGTTACTGTATCTGTTACAGAAAGAAAATTAAGAGCACAATGGTCTCCTGAGTTAGCTCAAGACGTTGCTGCATTCCACAACATCGATGCTGAAGCTGAATTAACGGCTTTATTATCTGAACAAGTTGCTGCTGAAATCGACCGTGAAATCTTAAGAGATTTACGTAAAGGTGCGGCATGGAACTTACGTTGGGATTACAACGGATGGAGAAGAATTTCTCAAACTACATCTTATACTCAAAAAGATTGGAATCAAACATTAATTACTGCAATTAACCAATTGTCAGCACAAATCCACAAATCTACATTAAGAGGTGGAGCTAACTGGATTGTAGTTTCTTCTGAGATTTCGGCTATTTTTGATGATTTAGAGTACTTCCACGTATCTAACGCGTCTCCAGAGCAAGACCAATACAACATGGGTATTGAAAGAGTTGGAACATTAGCAGGTCGTTACCAAGTTTACCGTGACCCTTACTTCCCAGCTAACACAGTGTTAGTAGGACATAAAGGAACGTCATTGTTAGACACAGGTTACATCTACGCACCGTATGTACCATTACAATTAACACCTACAATGTATAACCCATTCAACTTCACACCTATTAAAGGTATTATGACACGTTACGCTAAGAAAATGGTTAACAACCGTTTCTACGGACGTATCACAGTTGATGGAGTTAGAACATTCGACTTAAGAGAATTGAGATAATCAACATCTTAAATAATATGAAAAGGGACGAGTAATCGTCCCTTTTTTTGTTTTACAAGTATTTATATTATATGAGCGAATTACGTAGATTAATCAAAGAACATTTATTATTAGAAAAGAAAATTGGGCATATTATGGCCAAAATAGAAATTGCCTTTGGTTTTGAGATTGATAGAACTACCCACGCATATGAAAGAAAAAACAGAACTGATATTCCTGATTATAATGATAGAGAAATATCTAACGGTGAATTAAAATATATAATTGAGAGTTGTAGACGAGAAATTGCGGAAGGAATTACCACAGGAGAGATTAAAGATGATGTAGCATTTGTTATTAAATCAAAAGAAAAAGAAATCGCTATGGTCATAGTACCAAAACATGGTGGTGGCTCCTATTGGAAATTACTTATAATTACCGTTTTTAGAGAATCGTATGATTTATCTTTTAGAGTTGGTAAAGACCAATTTGTTATTTGGATTTAAAAAAGAACGGGACTTAGTATCTAAATCGTTTCTATCCCGTTCAAATTAGGAGGTTTTCGTCCTAACCATTATGATTGATTTAGTTGTATCTGAATCGTTTCCCTCAACCACATTACAAAGATAAGTAAATATACTGAATCCACAACTTTTTTTTCGAAAAAACAGATATTTATATATTAAACAGAAATAGGTATGAAAAAATTATATTTTTTAAATGAAGAAGAATCTAAAAGAATTCTAAATCTTCATAAAGAAGCAACTAAAAAACAATATCTTAAAGAAGACGACACTATGATGTCATCTGAAAATGAGTTAGCCGAAGATGGTGTAATGGCGTCAATGGCAACAGGTGCTGCAATTGGTGGAGCCGTTGGTTTAGTTCCAGGAGCAATTATCGGTGGAGCGATTGGATTAATTAACGGATTAATTAATGGTGGGAATTATTCTTACAAAGGTGCCGAAAAAATTTTACAAGCTTGTGGAAATTTAAAAGAAGTTGGTAAATCAACACTGAGTAGAGCCACATTAAATGGTATTGCCGATGGTATTAACGCAGCGGTTGATGGTATGGGTACTGATGAGGATGCAATTAAAAGTAATCTACAAAAAATCACAACAATTCCTGATTTATGTGCGATGTCAAACATATATAATACAAGACATGGTGAAAGTTTATTCGCAGCAATTGATGGGGACATCGATTCTGAGGGTGAATGGAAACAATATGTTTTTTTACCATTATTAGACGCATATGAAAACAGTGTTGACCTTGGTAAAAAATTGGCGGCACAAAAGGAATCAAGTGTCGTAAAGGGATTTGAAAAATTTCCTTGTATTCCAAGTAACCCAAAAGCGAAATCATCAAAATTGAGTGACGGTAGTATTGCTTACATAATTGATGGGGTGGTTTATTACGGGAATGGTAGAAAAAAATTGGTCGACGGAACTATGGCCAGTTATTCTTGTGGTAAAGAATCGTCTAATACTAAGACAAATACTAAGACAAAAGTTAAACAACCAACAATACCTTCAGATACAGATTTAGATATGGTATTGACTAAACTTTAAATTATTAATTATTAAAATGAAGAAAATTATAAAAATAACTGAATCTGAAAAAGAGTCTATTTTAAATTTACATAACACGTATAAAAATAGATTAATGGAACAAACACCAGCTCCTGTAACTGCAGCTCCTGCAACCGCAACTCCTGCAACCGCAGCTCCTGCAACCGCAGCTCCTGCATCCCAAGATAGAAAAGTAGATTGTACAACAACTAAAAATCCTACAAGATGTAAACAAAAAGTTTTAGATGTACAAGTTAAAATTAACGATAAATGTACTAAGATATCTAAAAAATTAGTTGAGGATGGTATATACGGTACTAATACTATGAACGCAATTAATGCTTGTACGGGTATTGATTTGAGTAAAAGTTCGGGAACTCAAACACCCGCAGGAGTACAAACACCTGCAGGAGTACAAACACCCGCAGGAGTACAAACACCCGCTGGAACTACAGTTGCGTCAGCAACAGATGAACCTGTTGATAGCTTAACGGTTTAATCTTCTAAGGGACTGATTAATCTACTAGCGGTAGAATAATTCGTAGCGATTGCAATGTCATGGACATTACAAATTCTTAATAACATACTAACATCTACTTGATGTGGATGAACTTCTAAGGGGTCGATAAAGAATATAACTATATCGACTTCTTTGTTTACAATCATTGACGCAATCTGAGCGTCACCACCCATAGGACCACTTAACATCGTCTCAACCTTAGTTAATCCAGCATGTTTTAAATGTTTTCCTGTTGTACCTGTGGCAACTACTTCAACATTATCTGAAGTGAAGAAAGGTAGTCGTTTCATTACGAATGATACCATATCGGCCTTCTTACCGTCGTGAGCGATTAACGCTAATTTAATCTTCTGTTTCATTTTTAATTTCCTGTTTTGACATAACTCTAATTGCTCTTGATACAACCTCTGCCTCACCTAAAGAATAAACCCCCTCGTGGTATGCCTTCTTAACCGCTTGTATTAATAGGTATGAAGCATTGTCTTTATCCATAGATTGTAGTAGCACGTCTAAATGGTCCTCAGTTAGTAGAGGTATTGTGTCGAATAGTTTTCCAAATAATTGTTGTTCTTCCATTGTGAAAATATCTTTTTTTGATATATTTATAAGTATACTAAAATATCTATGCTAAATCAATTAATAAAGAAAGTATTACTCGAGGCAACTTCTGACAGTAATGGGGGTAGAGGGTCCTATGTTTCTCCTTTACAACCTGGTGTTAGAGAATTTAGTAAAGAGTCGTTACAACCATTTATAACACCCGTATCAAAGTATGTCAATACTGAGTTGGGATACGACAGTTATGACGGTAAAATGAGTACCCCTAAAAAGAAAATTAAAAAGATGGAAAATAAAGCAAAAAACATCTCCAATTATATTAAGAATCACCCTACTTTAACATCTGGTGATGATGAAGGTAATAATATAAACCAAACACCTGGAGGTAAAAAAAGTATTGTACCAATCACAACTCTAAAAGAGTGGATTGAAATAAAAAAAGACACTGTAGTTGTTGGTGAAAAGAAAGTAATTAAACTTAACGAAGGTGATATTATTCGAATGGTAAAAAGAATTTTATCTGAACAAGATGATGAAAAAACTTATTATAAGTTAGGTGCAACAGGTTTAGGATTTAAAATTATTGATGGAAAATTATACACGGTATTATTTAATAAATCAACAGGTGAAGTAAAACCAGACTACGCATTAAACGGGGAGTTATACGACTTCAAAGTAGATGTTAAAACAGGTGAAGTACTTGACGAGGACTATAGAACAAATATCGAATTCACAGAGTTTTATTGGAATGATATAGTTCGTTCTGATATACAACCTGGACAATATAATAATGTAAGATACAAATTTATTGCCGTGGCACCTGAAGGTGTTCCTAATAAGGCCTCAATCGGTAAACCAGTTGTTTACACGGGTAATATTGTTGCAGAGGACATAAGTGTCTTAAAATCAATCGGAATGACCGAATCTAAAGATACTACCATTTCACCTATGATGTATTATAAGAAGGGTGGAAAAGGGTATTATGTGATGTTATATCCTGGCGCAAGACCTGGTACTGAAGTTACAATTGGTGGGTCATCAAAAAAAACAACACCAACACCGACTAATATTAGTTTGGATATTACAGAACCGTTCGTATTTGACAAAACAGAATTAAAACCTGAAGCTCAAGATAAGATTGATAAATTTATTTCTAATTTAAATGGTTACTTGAAAACATATCCTAAGTATGGTAAATTCTTATTACAAAACGTCCCATTAATTATCGGATATTCATCAAGAGATAAAGACCCTAACGATAGAATAATTGGTAAATTACCTGCATGTCAATCATCTAAAACTATTGGTGAGTATAATCAATGTTTATCACAACAAAGAGCAAATACAATCGCTAATATGATTAAAGAGAAAACGGGTATTGTTATGACCCCTATTGGTAAAGGTGAAACGACTGAGTTCGGGCCAGGATGGACAAAAGAAAAATCAACTACTACTGACCAAACACAACCTAATAGAAGGTTTGTAATTAAAATTAAAGATTATACAGAATAAAAAAAAAAGAGGTCATTAGACCTCTTTTTTATTTAGAACACTTTGATGTTGATAATTTTCTTATCAGTGTAGTCATCAAAGCAGTAGATTAAAACATACTTACCTAACTTAGGATGAGTATTAGTATGTGGAATACTATCTAATGTGACAACCCCTGTTTTCTTATCTTGGATATATACGTATGAATCGTATGTGAATTCATTATGTAACGTTTGATTAAGTTTGAAGTCCTTGAAAAATCTAACTGAATCAAGATTAGTGATATCAATCTTGTATGTGTTAAGTAACAACTTAACGGATACGGAATCTTTAACCCATAAATCACTTAACTCATAGAAGTTCCCCGCCTTCTTAATAGAGGATTCAACCTGAGCGAAACCAACACATGTGGTTAAGACTAAAACGATGAGTGTGATTAATTTTTTCATATTACAAAGTTAAGCAATTTTTTCTAATATTGATGATAAAGAATGAACTATTTGTGATTTTATTTCATCTTCGTACCCTTGTCTCATAATCTCTGTTTTGTTATCATACAAAACATTTAATTTTTCCCAATCTCTCTGAGACAAAACTATATCATAATGGTATACGTGATTGGTAATACTAATTTTTCTATCGTCCATAAGGATAAATAAACCTAACGTAACATTCTTGATATATTTCTTACCTGATAGTGGAGCAATTAAAAATTTAGAATCAGGATGATTAATAAGTCTACGACAAATTGCGGTACAAATCTTTTCATTTTCCGATAGTCGACTTTTTTCTGTGAAAAATCGATACTTGTGCCAAAGAGTAAATTTAGTGTACCATCTCTTTAGAACCCTCTTTAAATATATTTTCATTTTTTTGTTGTATGTTGATTACATTATCTTAAGTACAAAGATAGTAAAAATATTGACAAAAAAAAATAACCTTAAAATAATTAAGGTTATTTCTTGTATTTTTTATTATTAGTCTTACTAATTACCCGTTTAATCCGTTACCACCAATAAGAACCGCGTTCATTTGAACAACTTCTCTACCAGCACTATTTGTATAGGTTGGATGTGGAGGAATTATTGTAATTACCGAATTGTCGCATATTTCCTGGCATATGGTGGTTTCAGTGTTAGACGATAATGGTGGTAGATTTTTACAATCTTCACAATCTAAAAATGGCCCTGAACTGTAATGATAATTTGTTTCACCCGTTAGTGATAACTCATCAAAAGTAGCACAAAATGGTGTTTCAGAACCAAATTGTATTTCATAAGTAATACCTGTTGTAGGAGTACCATATTCACGACAAAAATTAGTTGCTTCAATATTAAACACTTCTAAGTCATTACATCCTATAAATTTAAAATTTAAAGACTCTGTAAGACCACTTAAACACGTACAACAATCGTCGTGTAATTGAACAAAGGATATATTTAGAGTTTCCGCGCTTTCTGTTACTGCCCCAACAGTACCACAAAATCGAGCCTCGCTAATATCGAACTCTACTGTGGCCCCCAAAGTTAACGTTGCTGCAGAAAGAATGTATACATCATTAGTTAAACATTCATTTATAATATAATTTGCCATATCTTTTGTGTTATTTTTTTTTTAATTTTTATAGGTTATAATGTAAAATTTAATAATTTTATATTATTTAACATTTTGTTTTTATTATAAATATCTTATTAATCTAAATACTTCATATTAACGATTTGAAATTTAACTTGTCGTTTGTATGTATTTATCTCTCCACTACTATCCACCTTAATATCTATATAATACTCGTTAGGTATTTTATCCCTAGTGTCAAACATAAAATAATATTCGTTTGGCGTCCTGTTGATTTTGGTCCAACCTTGAACCTCAACCTCAGTCTGGCCTTCTCTAACATATACTCTGTAGTGAGCGTCAACATTTTGTAAAAGTTTTTGAGTTGTGTAAGCTTGTTTAATGACAACACCAACTTTTCTAATATCAGTATTGTATATTTTTTCATCTTGTTTAATACCATAAAAGTCAAACCCATATAATTTAGGGTCGACTGAATTAGTACCAATCTGAATTGAATTTTTTAATGGTTGTATTGTAAACTCATTAAACGATTGGGGTAATGGGAAACCATTGTAATTTAAGTTGTACCATTTATCAGTAAACATACATGGTGTTTTATAACCAATTATTGGTGGTATAACAATTTCATAAACACCTTTAGTTCTTTGACAAGCGGTTAACCCTGTTAATCCAGGAATGTCATTTCCCGATGAATCCATAATAGTAACACTTGGATTATTGTCTAAATTGATTGGGTTACCGTTATCAAACAAGTACAAATAAAGTTTGTTTGTTCTACCTAAAGAAAATAAGTTTCTATCATCTTCAATAAGGTCATTATAGTTTGTTTCTAAAAATGGTTCGTAAAATGTTTGAGTATGTCTTGTAAAAAATTGAGTTTCATAGGTATCAGTAAGACCTGATAAGTTTTCGACCTGAGGTTTGTAAGCAATTCCCCATCCTGTGACATTAGTTAATGAACCATCAATAATTGAATTAATTTCACTAGTCATGTCAAAACTAACGTTCTCATTACCAAATTCAAAATGTTGTGTGTCAACGATAGTTAATGAGCTAAAAGGAACAACCCCACTGTTTAAGTTATTGTAGACACCAGGCTCAGTCCAAACACCAATTGTCGTTGTTTGAAACCAATTCGAGGGTCTATCAGAAAAAGATTTGTCCGTATCACTATATTCATAAACTAAATCAGCAAAATCATAACCAACACCTTCATCCCAAATCTGTGGGTTTAGTGGGTTGTTATTAATGTATGGGATTCTGAATAAAATTAAATCAAATGACGTGGCTCTTTTTCTACCTTGAGATGTTGAGGTGTTTAATAACTCAATATCAAAGGTTGAGGTATTCACCATTCTTAAAGTGTGAACAATTGTGTCGTTACAAGTTGTAGAAATTGTACCGTCATTTATCTTCTGAAATAGTAATGAAAGGTCTAAATCGAATATGAATCTACTATACCCACTAGGATATTGAGACACTGCGGTAGAACCATAAAACAATTCCGTAACTGGGTTTCTACCAGTATTGGTGAAACTGTTGGATATGATAGTATTGTTCTTACTAAAGTAGGAGTTATTAATTGACATTTAAGTGTTTTACTTATAAATATCAATTAATTCGGATATTTTGATTTAGGATGGTATTTTCTGCGTCAGCAAGAATTGCATTAATTTCTGCGGAGGTTTGTCCGTTACCTGCGGCAACAGGAATAGGTGGTGCCGTAGCCACAGGATGTACGTGACCAGTAACAAATGAAAATATTTTTCTAAGTAGTTTCATTAACTCATCACCTCTTGTTGTTGGGTATGTCTTATTAAAAATACTACTTTCGTCACCAATAAATTTATCTTGTGGTATACCATATAAAGTTTGACTTAAACTAATCTTACCTTTAGGTCCTGTAGAGTCTTGAGATAGTAAATAAATTTTTTGAGCTCCTAAGACACCATAAGTGACATCTGAAGGTACAAACTCGGATGGAGTAACTGTTTCAGTTTTAATATCCCCTTGAGGTCCAATAAGTGCAGTTCCATTTTTGTTTTCCCAAACTAAAAACCACCCACTATTAACTAACCCCATATTTAATTTAATTTTACTATAAAAATTAACATAATTAGTTAGTTCCGCAACATCATTTACAACTTGTGATGGTGAGAATTTAACACCTTTTTCATAAGTTAATTTTGATGGGGTAACAACAAATGGAAATATTTGGTCTTGAGGTATATTACGTAATTGGTTGTTAACAACATAATTAGGTAAATCAATAAATTTTTTAAAAACTCCATCACTAAATTTATTAATTAAAGTTAATGATTCGTTAAAACTTTTGGCGGTAAATTTTACTTCCTCAATAGGGCCACTATAATCGGTACCAACACTTAAGTTAAGGATAGTGTCGGACTTAAAATTTTTACTGTTAACTTTCTGACTTGGTATTACATTGTATAATCCAACAGACCCATTAAAAACATTTTGAGTGTTTTCTAAATTTTCAATATCCCAGATTATTATTTTTTTAACTACCTTTACATTTTCAACTAATCTAGCTTGACTTTCTTGGGGTAATAAAACTTTTTGTTGGGTAAAATTTGAAAGTTGTAAGAATGACCTCATCGCATTTCCAACAGGTAATTGTGTTGTACTTAATACTTTTGTTTTACCCGCTCTAATTAAAACCTCATTTTCTTTAACAACTACATCGGCGGAACCACGTCCTAACAATGCGTTATCACCAGGTTCGGGAAATACACCATAACTATCTTTGTTACGATATTGCCCATCACTATTTTTAATCGAAATACCTTGTTTAATTCTATCTCCCGCAGCTAAAAATTTCTTAGCGCCTTGATAATACTCAAAAGGTGTTGTCATTGGTGACGAAAACGGTCCTTGAATATAAAATTGACTTTGGAAATTAAATTTTTTATTTTGATATATAATATGTACGTACTCGTCTTTTTTCGGTACTTGGCTAAAATAAAAAGGTAGTAATGGTAAAAAAATTAACGGGTCTTTAGAAGTCCATTTATCTATTTCCTCATTCCAATCAGGAACTGAAGCTAAAATATCACTATATGTTTGTGTTTCAGGTATTACTCTAAGTCTACCTAACATCATCGGGTCTTGGTTATCGTAAACGATACCAGGAAATATAATTTGATACTTATTAGATTGGTCTATTTTCATTATTTAATAGTTCTGTTTTGATATTCTTTAAGAATAGTATTGTAAGTTAATTCTAATTTATCTAAATGTTCGGTCATTTTAATGACCGCATCTTTGGTAAATTTAAAATCTTCCTGAATAAAATCCATAACAAAAGTCAAATCTTTATTTGAGTGTGATTTGTAGTCTTTTATTATTTTTACGGCTTTTTCCGATTGTTCTTTTTTTGTCATAATTACATTTTTTTACCGAAAGCACTCGAAGGAACTGTCAGACCTGCTGGTGTCATTGTTAATGGTGGTATTGCAATTTGTACCTTACCATTTTCAGCCTCTTCCGATGACATAGATTTCATTTGCCCTAACATTTTTAGAACATCTAAATTAGGACTTCCATCTGGCATTGTACCTGTTGGGATACCAAGTTTTTGCATTTCCTCAATAGCTCCAATAAACGCACGAGATTCAGAATATCCATCCATAAATTGAGATGCAAATAATAGAGGTAATGGTATTTCACCACCCCATCCAGAAGTCGCAATCTTTAACAATGATAGAATTTCATCAATAACACTCTTACATTTACGCCAATCCGATATAAACTGAGCCACAACAATTATAAGTTGGATTAACTTTAAAATCATAATAATTCTTTTATCCATTTTTTCTCTAGCAACATCTTGAATTACTGATTGGATTAAATTTAAAATATCTTTTTTAATTATTTCAAAAAGTTCCTTAACAAATAAAGCTCCTATTTTTGACATTAAGTTTATAAAAAACTTTTTAAATGTTTTCATGAAAGCGACGAATGAGTTAACACCATCAACAAATGTTTGACCTAATGATTTTAACATTACAAATATTGGTAATAATACTTTTGGAGATAGTAACGACGCGGCAATTCCTTGAACGATTAATTTAAGGAAGTTTAAATCTACCGTGGCTTTAATATTCCCCTCAATAGCAAAACCTTGCCATTCAGGATTGTTAATTAATGTTTGAGTTAATGCGTCAGCAGCATCGACTAAATCCTTATCCTCAATAAAATTTAATGTACCTAAATCATTTAGAATGTCATCATAATTAACGGGTAATTTAACATTACCACAATCCTCAAATTCAATCACACCATTTTTAATGTTAGTTACTCTTTGGTCAATATTACGTAAATCAATATCTGTGAATTCAAAAAACGACTCATCAATATCATCGAGTTCGGCTAATTTTGCAATACCACTAACATCGATTTCTTTTTTATTATCAAAACATAAACCTAAAACCCTTTGGATGATTAACATAAGTTTATTAGTGTCTTCGGCTTGAGCTACTCCAACATTTGCACTAATAGATATGGCTCCACTTAATGACTCCATAATATTTGCCATAATATTTGTGAACTCAACAACTTTAGTTGTTCTATAATAATCGGCTAAAAAAGTACCAACTTTATTAATATTGTTTGCTCTATTAGGTAGAGTTACCTTAAACCACGGACCAGTTTCTCCTAAGTTATTTGTGTCAACGTATTGAATATCAAATAACGCTTGTCCTGATTGACCAATATATTGTTGACCGTTGTCAGTTGAGTAAGGTTGACCACTTTGAATTCTTTGATACAACTCTTTGTTCATTGAGAATGGATAAAGTTGTACGTTAACAGGATTTCTTTCGTATAAGACTTTACCTTCTTTACTTGACGGGTCTTTTTTTAATAGGTTAATCAAGTCTATTGAACTTACTTTAACATACACCACCTGAGCCGCATATGTTTGTTGTTGGTCACAACCAACCGCATTTATTGCTTCTTCCATAAGAAGCTCAATAATTTTAGGTTCAATATTCTTAATAACCCTAATTAATGTTTTTTTAACGTAACTAATTGAACTACCTCCCTTACCACCAGTAAGATTATTAATATCTAGTAATTGTTCAAATTGATTTTTGATTTCCCTTTGAAATCTTTTAGTCTGTTCTTTGACTTTATCTATAGACTCAGTAACGTTTTGTTTGGCAGTATCAAAAGACTCTCCAGCTTTTTTAGAAGTGTCATCATATTGAGTTTTTAAATCCTTATATGTGGTGGTCGCCGCAATCTTTTTTTGTGCGTCTTTATAATCAAGACCTAAATCTAATGATGCCATTTTAGTTAGTTTTTCATTTTGTAAGACCCGTCAGGTTTAGACGCGTCTTTTAGTATTAAATTTTCTAATAAATCATCATCCACACCTAAATCAGTAATTGAGAAACTACCACTTCCTGCGGTATTAGATTTTTCCCACATAGTAGATTGCAGTTTAGATAATGTTAATTTCTTTTCAACACAATCGTTAATGATTTTTTGTTGCTTTTCAATAACAGGACCTATTAGAGTCATATCTTCAGGTTCTTTCATCATTGTCAACATTTTATTTTGTATTCTAATCGCAGTGTTTCTTTGTTCAACAAGTTCATTATAGATTTCTTGCATCAAAGATAACATCGACTCTTTAGTTAAATTAATTTCTTTTTTTTGTGGTCTTCCCATTACAATAAATATTAACTATAAAATTTTATTTAACCATATTCTCCACTAAAGTATAATACATTGTTTTGTATTTCTTCATTGACCCCCTAATTTCTTTGGTTGACAAATTAGTCATTTCCCTTAATGAGAGTAGTATAATATTTTTATTAAATTTATTATTATCGTTACCGATAAAAATAGATTCATAATTCTCAAAAAGGTCATGTAACGCATGACCTAGTTTGATTTCGTTTTCCGATAAACTCTCATTTTCTAGCAAATTATCTAACTCAAGTAAAAAGTTTTTAATTACTTTTTCTGAATCAATACCTTCTTTTTCTATACTGTAAGAAAAGTTAGGGTTATTTTCTATACTCGTTGAGATATCTTCATATGATATTTTTCGGTTAGTTTCTTTTTGGTCCTTAATAATTTGACCCATAAGATAATTCTTACAGATTGTACCAAAATATGAATAAGCTTTTTTCTCTCTAGAGGGTTTAAACTTTTCAATTTTTGTCATTAAGAATGAGTGAGTGTCTACATGTATCTCCGTAAAGTCCATGTCTTTTCTATATAATTTGTATCTTCGAATTATCGAAGATATCATCTTATCTAAAGGTTTTTTTAAAAAATCATTATAAATTTTATTTCGTTCTTCGTAGGAGGTTGATTCTAAAAATCTAACAACGGCCTGCTCTTCGGGAACATCAAAATAATTTAATTGTGTTGGTTTTCTACCTTTCTTTTTTAACTCAACATTGGTGTTTCCTGTTAAATTAATAATTTCTGTCATTAAACTGTTTGGGGTTCATACTTTATGGCCCTGTCGTTAATAAAAAAGTATTCTTTTTTGGCCGAGTCAATCCAAAATCTTACTTCACCTTCCGTTAATCTATCGTCACCATTTTTATAATTCCAAAAAATAGACCCGTCTCTCAAGTTAACATGTTTATACCCAATCTTAGGTATTGACATAATCTTAACTGAGTTATGTGTCATTCTTAAGAAAAATTCATATCCAAATGTTAATTTGAATGATGGTTTAATTAAACCAAAATCAATAAAAGATGATGTTTTAATAACCATACCTGAAGTTTGAAAATTCTGATATTCTAATAAAGTTTCATGAGTTAAAATACCCATTTCTGGTGTGAAGTTTGCTGCGAATGTTGCCTCATTTGTAAATCCTGCAAATTTACCTGTTTGGTCTGTATCAACAACGATAGGTAAGAATGCGTCAACATCAGGATATGAGTTAGCGTAGACCTCAACGTTTTTAAACCAAATACTTGAATACTCATCGTCAAACTCAAATAGAGAAACCCATTTAGATTTTGCCGACCTCACACCATGATTTATTTGTGATGCGTAGTTAGCGTCTTTTGTCCACGCAACTTTAACTACATTTAAAGTACCAAAATCAAATTGATTTAAGTAATCTACAATATGTGTTTCGTTAGTGTGAACTATAATTAATTCATTGATACCAACTTTTTGATTTTTTAATGACTCAATACATTTTTCAAAATATTCAGTAAATCCGTTTGCTTTTCCTGACTTAATTGGTAAAATAACCGATACGTCAAATTTTTGTGTGTTTTCCATATTACTCTTCGATAGTTTCTAGTTTAGTTAATTGTTCTTGAAATGAGGCAAATCTTGTGTTAATATAATCAGTAAATAATTTTACCGAAACCTCATTGAATTCTTTTTTTGTTGGTAAATTCTCAACTGTTTTAATCATTTCCTCATATAAATTAGGGTTAACATTGTCCTCCAACCAATTTTGTAAGAAGTCAGCAACAAAATCAACCATTTGATTTTTATTGTTAATCCATATACCATTATCCTCTGACATCCAAGATGGTAGTAAGTTTGGTGTTAAACCTAAAACAGGTACCCCGCAAGTCATTGATTCTAATGGGAATGTACCATAAGCACTTGTTTCATCAATCCATACAGATAAGAAACTTTCTTTTAATGATTTAGAAAATTCTTCTTCGGATAAACCTCTCATATCTCTAAAAGTGACCCATCTATATTGAGGGAATTTTATGTAGAAAGATTTAATTAAATTAACCGAATCTCTTTGGTCTCTTGAATGGACTGCAACAATTGGTTTTGGTGGTAATGTTTGTTTGGTGAATGATTCCGAAATGAATGGTTTTAAAACATCATAAGAAATACCTTTCATTAAGTTTTCTAAAAACTCCATTTGGGTTTCTGATGTAGTAATACATTTGTAAAACCCTAATTGTGACCAAGATTGACCTGGTTGTAATGTTTCCAATACGTGGTCATAAGCTTGACATAACACAATTTTACCACAAGGTAATTTAGCGATTTGACTCATTACAAATCCGTATAATTCAGGGATAACAATAAAATCTTCAGGTGAAACCTCTAAGTTTTGACCTTCGATAGATTTATGAGGTAATGATGTCATGTATGATTCACCTAACCATCCTGATACTCCTGTATAATCAGGTTTCTCATGTAAAATGATTGGGTTATATCCTTCGTTTAATAATGCCATTCCTAAATTATAAATGTAGGCGATTGATGCTTTGGCATTACCCTTAGTATCCTGAACTAAAAGATAGATTCTTGATTTCTTATCTTTCATGTTTTGAACTGACTGTTCTAATTTTGAAATTTGTTCTTTATTCATTGTATTAGTATTTATTTAGTAATTTTTTATTTAAAAGTGTGTTAAAGGCTAATTTAAATGGAATTGTAATCTCTGACCCTTTACCTGCTAAAGTTTCGTCGACTTCATCTCCATCATCCATAATAACATCTAACATGAGTTTAATCGTTTCGTATTTTACGATATTAATTTGTGTACTATCGGTTTCACCCGAAGAAGATGACGGCTCTTGTTTTATTTGGATATATTCGTCAATCTTATCTAAATCCAAATAGTAATGTTCTCCTAATATTTTTAACATTATAAAATAATTTTTAATTTATCTTCCAATTCTTTGATTGTGTTTATTGTGTATTCCGATTCAACATTATTGTTATAAATTGTTTCATATTTAATTAATGTTTTATCTGATGGATGGTCTAATAATAGTGCGGGATTTGCGGTAAGTAAAACATCAATTTCATCCCACATAGAGTTAATTGTTAAATTACTATAGAATTTTACCTTTTCAAATTCGCATCCAAATTTAGATAAGAAAAATAATGAAGCGGGTTTTGATTTATTAATTTCGTCAGAAATAATAATTAAATCATGTTCATTTCTTAATTTTAAGTAGATTTCATTTAAATCGTTAAATGTTGAGTATTCTGCTGATTGAGCATGTCCAAAAATTTCCATAGGAAATTCTTCATACAAGAATGAGTATAACTCCTCATCATTTTCAAAACTAAAATGTTTTTTTAAATCAAGACTATCAACAGGTGTTGTTATCTCGTAATTGAAGGTGTTTTCTTCCTCAATACCGTCAGTCTTATCAATCATGAATTTTTGATAAGTTTGTTCTATTTTGTCTAAAGTGTTTCGTAGAACACCATTAATTTCTATACCTATTCTCATATACGTAAAAAAATATGTAAAAAACCCAATAAGTAAATTAAATTGAATTTATACTTATTGGGTTCGTAATTATTTTAGTTTTCGTATCTTTTTAGGATTTTACTAATTAATGGGTTTCTAACCACATCTTCAGGTTTGAATTCGAATGTTCCAATATCATCCATATTTTGAAACTTTTGTAGTGCGTCCCACAACCCTGTCTGAGTTTTATCTTTATGTCGGTCAAATTGTTCTAAGTCACCTGAAAGGAAGAATTTAGAATTAAACCCAATCCTTGTTAATAATAATTTCATTTGACTTGGTGTTGAGTTCTGAGCCTCCTCGAATAGTAGAATTGAATTGTCGATGTTCATACCTCTCATGTAGGCCAATGCAAAAACTTCGATAGCTTCAATCTCTTTTAATTTTTCTCTCGCTTCTTTACCAATAATCTTATTTAATAAATAATACGATGGGAAAATGTAAGGGTCTAATTTCTCTTCAACATTACCAGGGAGTGAACCTAATTTTTCTTCGGCCTCAACTGCGGGTCTTACAATAATGATTTTTTCATAAGGTGTTGTAGGGTCTGCGAGTAAATCTACCGCCGCTTTCATCGCTATGTAACTTTTACCAACACCTGCAGGTCCTGAACAAATGGTAATTTGACTATTAGTTAAAATGTCATAATACTTTCTTTGACTTTCCGAAAGAAACTTCTCTTTAGATTTTTTCTTTATGATTTGTGATATTAATTCTTTTTTTGTTAGTCTTGGTTTGTACTCATCAACTGGTTTTGGTGGTACTGTACTTCTTTTTTTTCTTTCTGTCATGTTAAAAACTTAAATGTTAATTGTTTTTTAAAATATACTTTAGTTACTGTTTATGTAAATCAATTTCTTTCAAATCCTTCTTCATCATGGTGACAGGTTATTGAGTTAATTAAATAACTTTTTAAGTTATTTTTTAATATATGTTCTCTACATCTATTCCATAATTCACCATCAGAGGGTAACCCAACAACCCCTGTTTCATCAAATAAATCACGATATTTAAATGGTATTGTATTAAAATTCATACATACTGAAGAATGGATTAATGTCGCATAACTTGGTAGAAAATTAATATAATGATTTTCGATACCAATTATTTTTGGCATAGTTTTTTCTGGTGACAAGTAAGTTGACTTAGTACAAACCCAATCGGCGTTTGTATTTAATAGACATTTATTAATTACTTCTAAATGATTTGGTTCCCATACGTCGTCATGGTCCAAATGACAAATATAATAGTTTCCATCGTCTAATGATTTATCAATTCCGTAGTTAACCGCGTTAACACCACCGTAAGACCAAAGAGCATACCCTTTACCATAACGGTCCCTTTCTTTAGCAAACGGGAGGTTTTCAAAATAGAGTTTATCTTTATCGTAACTTTTACATATGTTAATAAACTCTTCATTATCTTCGTACTTGTCTCCAATAACGTAAACTTTAAAATCTTCATGAGTTTGATTAAAAACACAATCTAACGCTCTTTTTAAGTAAAAAGGTGTTGAGTTATCTGTTCTTTGGTATGTTGATATTATAATTGATAGTTTCATGATTATTTAGTTTTTACTTTATTTTTTTAAAACTATCGCATTACCATCAATAATTTCTACATCGTCTCTTATTATTTTTGTTTTTAAAAAATACTTATTATTTTCTTTTTTGTCTAACTCAATCACAATTTCAATCTCATCATTAATGTAACAAGGGTTTTTAAAATTTAAATCTTGTTTTAAATATATTGAACCTTCACCAGGGTAATAGGTTGCAATTATCTTAGAAAAAAAGGAAGATAATAACATTCCATGTGCAATTCTTTTTCCAAATATACTATTTTTGGAATACTCATCATCTAAGTGGATTGGATTTTTATCTCCAGACAGTTCGGAAAAATCCCTCACCATTTTATCTGTTATAGTTATTTTTTCAGAAACTCGCATTCTAAACTGTATAAATTATTTTCTCTATTTTTTATGACCTTAGATGGTATACCAACAACAATTTTAGACTTTTCAACATCTTTAGTCACTAATGATAACGAACCAACAGAACTATGGTCATCAATATTAACATTTGGTAATATCACACTCCCCGCACCAACAATAACGTGTTTACCTAACCTAACATCACCTGATATAACATTAGTGTATTCTTTACTTACTGTTGGATTTGTTAAAAAATTACCACTATAATCATCAGTTGAACTGTATATTGATACTCTTGATGATAATCCTGAAAAATCGTCAAGTGTTATTTTACCGTTCCCGATTAAACTACAAAAAACGGCAATGTGAACATAGTTACCTATTTTAATTCCACCTTCACCAGCGCTAATCACACAAAAATCATCAATTCTAACATTGTTACCTATCGATATGTTCCGTGGATTGTAAATTGAACATTTGTTTGAAATCAAAACATTTTCCCCAATTGATTTAAATCCAATTAATTTTAATTCTTCTTTAGTATAAAACATAGTTATTTTAATTAATTTTTATAGACAGTAAAGAAAGATTATTACTCACTTTCCTTCCAAACTCACCTGTACCTATTCTCGATTTTTTTATTTTATTTTTTTAATTATTTTACGGTAATTTGAATGTAATTCGGTAATATAGTCAGAAAAGGTTAACATAAAATAGTCTACAGATTCTTTCGGTCTTAAGTTTGTTGGCCGACTCATTTCCCATAAGTAATCGTCAAAAATAATAATACCATTATCATTTAATAATTCCCATGACATAATCGCATCCATCATAACATATGGTGCGGTATGATTACCGTCAATAAAAATTATATCGTACATTTTTCCTTCAGTAATTAAAAATGGTAAGACTTTATTTGAAAGACCTTCCCTAACGATTACCTTATTGGCGTTTGTACTTTCATTAATATTATGTAAAAACATTTCTTTAGTTTTTCTTTCACTTAATAACCATTCAGCGTTATCTTTAAAGTAAGAATTTAAACTATTATTATCTTGACTAAAATTAGTCCATGGGTCGACACAAGTTATCGTTGATTTGTCGTTTTGTAAAATATTATCTAAAAACCAAATAGTGGATTTACCCTCAAAACAACCTATCTCAAGGATATGAATTTCTTTTGTTGGGTCTAAATTATTTAATACGGATAACCCATCGTTGGTAAACCATTCTTCTGTAAATTTGTAATTTTTCATTGTTGATATATTTTAAAATTTGATAAATCTGGATAAGGTAATTCTAAATCCTCATTATGTTTTGGAGTCCCATCCATATTATAGAACTGATTCATTAATAAATAACCTCTCGCGGCTAATTCGGGCATCATATAAAAATTCCAACCTAACATATCAAAATGGTCGTCATGGTATGAACATTCTCTTCTCCCACTATATCTTGCTCGTTTGAACCAAAGATACGCATCATAGTCGTCTGTTAAAATTGCACCACCCTTAGACAGTTTAAAGTGTTTGTATGGTCCTGTGAATGAGATACACATATGAGTGTTAGGTATGTACATATTACTAGTAAACCTAAGTGCCGAATCCCAAACTTTTGTTGGGGACAACTGGTACGCACCTTTTATAGTTTTACCCTCAACAGGGGTAAATTTAACCTTACCTCCCGCATGAATAATCTCACATGGTACCGATGGGTATGTTCTGGATGGAATCTCAATTTCCATACCTTTAATATTCTCATACATTAGTGATAAGAATAATGCGTTACTTTGATTATCCACTGTTACAACGTACTTCGCACCTGTATATTCGGATAGTTTAGTTTCAAAATTTTCTGTTATTTGGTAAATTCCTTGTGCCATTAGTTTAATTTAAATATAAAAGGTTTAATATTGTTTTCGTTTTTAATCATAAAAGGATAAAAAGTGTTAATGTAATCTTGACGGTAATTATCATCATTATCTCCTCTGGTTTGACTCTCATAGTGATAAGCAACTAAATTACCGTCATAATAATTATTTAGACCTAATGAAAGACATTTGATGTTTAATTCCGCATCCTCTAAACAAGTTTGATAATTTTCGTTAAAATAACCACACTTTTCAAATATGGTTTTATTAATCATTAATAGAGCTGCAGTAGACCCCAATACTTTTTTTATTGATGGTGTATAAGTATAATATCCTTTTAATCCCGAATGTGTTAATTGTATTATATTGTTATGAATATAAATTACCATACCATCATGTTGTACGGTATTATCTAAATAATGTAGACGACAACCGACAGTACCAACTTTTGGAGTTGTTTTGAATATTTTTAACATACCATAAATAACGTTGTTTAATAATTTAATATCATTATTACAAAATAACAAATATTCGTGAGTGTTATTTAGATGGTTTTTAACCACATCATTATTAATTTTTGCAAAATTATAATAATCATATTCAATTAATTTAATATTATTATAATCAGAAATAAATGATTTAAGTTTTTCTTTATTTTCATCAGTTGACCCAGTGTCGGCGATAAAAATGTCAAATAAATTAGGGTTACAATGTTCGTAAAAAGATAGAATACATTCACTTATTAATTCGAACTTATCTTTTGTTGGTATAATTACCGAAACTTTACCAATATTTTTAGTTGGTTTTTCGTTTATTTTAGGAACGTAAATACTGTTTGGTTTTAAGTCTAATGGCAATTTAGACGAGAACTTCTCTAAAAATTTAGTTTTACTTTCAAAAAATTCCTCATTTGGTCGTCCAACTGATTGGTGGGTAATATCAAAAGAAAATGTAACCCCAATTTTTACCCCGTCTAAATAATTACTTAAACAGAATGGGTGGTCATAAAAATGAAACTTACCAATAGTCTCATTAAAATTATGTTTTATTTTTGTTTTATCGAATGAAATGAATAAACCATCAATAGTCACTACTGGTGTTAATTCATCTAATTTTGCGGAATACTTATTAACCCATTTTTTACGACCCTCAGGTTGGTGATATACATGACCAACCATTGTTTGAGCCATTCGTTCCCAATAGACTCCTGATTCAGGAAAATATGTTGACCCTGCCTTCCCAATGATTCCGTAATCAGGGTTATTTTCGAAATCTTTAAATAATTTCTTACCCCAATTATTTTCTAATTTGATGTCGTTATGACAACAAACCACAATATCATAAATTGATTGTGATATACCTTTGTTATATACCTCAGCCAAACTGTATTGATTATTGTTCTGAAACTCTAAAATCTGAACATGTTTTAATCCAACAGTTTGTAACAAATGTTGTTTAAATTTGTTATTATAAGTTTCGTCTTTATGGGTTGAATAAATTATTGTTATCATATTAAATTCCTGTTGAACCGAATCCGTTACTATTACGGTCTTTTTTTGTTACTTCATTTCTCTCATCCAAATAAACCCAACCACCATTAACTACGGGACATAAAACTGCTTGAGCAACTTTCATACCTTTAGTAATTGTAAAAGGTTCTTTATTTGTATTAAATATAATTACTTTTACTTCACCTGTATATCCATTATCTACCGTTCCTGGAGAGTTTAAACACATTAAACCTTGATTAATGGCTAACCCACTTTTAGACCTAACTTGAATTTCATATCCATCTTTAATGTCAAATGATAATCCTGTCGGAACTAAACCTCTACCAAGTCCCTCAATTGTAATATCTTCAACTGAGTATAAATCAAATCCAGAATCACTTGGGTAGTTATAACTTGGGGTTACGGCATCAAGATGTAGTTTATTAAAACCTAATTCTAACTGAGCTTTATAGTTTTTCATATCAACTTCTAATTGTTTAACATCAACACCAAACTCCTCAAGGATTTGATTATAATCAATATCATTGTTTTCTGACATTGATAGTATTGATTTTAGCTCTTCGGCTTTTTTCTTTAAAAAATCTAAATCTATTTCTTCTGACATTATTTAAGTTCTTTTAATTTTTTTATCACCTCAATTAATACGTTAACGTCTCGTTCACAGTATTCTGAGATTTCTTTTAATTTACCATGGTTCCAATATGAATTATGTACTTTATCTCCTGTGATTTCACCTTCTTTTGGTGATGGAATCTCCATTGAGGTACACATTAAATCTAATGAACCAATCGCCGTATAAGCACCATATTGCCAAATTTCTTTAGTGTCGATGGCTTTAATTTCCCATGGTTTTGTATCGTATGACGGTAAAATTGATGGTGGAAGTAATCCATTAATAATCATTCTTTTAGCCATCATTGGAATATCAAAATTCTTTAGATTATGCCCACACAGAAAGAAATCCAATCTTCCACAACGGTCCAATAATTTCTGACAATCACGTAATAATTGTTCCTCATCATCACCAGAAAACGTTTGTTTTTTAACTTCACCATTATCCATAACAAAGGCAACACTAACACATACAATCTTTGCAAATTCGGGTACCAGCGCGGTTCTTGTTGAGAATATAATATTTTTTCTTTCATCTTCGTTTTCCCCTTTAATTGCGTCTTCAGGGAATCGTTTTAAAAACCAATCGAAATACTTATCGAATTGATGTGCAATTTCAGGACGTTTTTCAACACAAGTATCGAAGTCTTTTTCAATCCCAACTGTTTCTATATCAAGAAACAAAATTTTAGTAATAGGTATTTTAATCATTTGTCTCTAAATTTTTTAAAATTTCAGGGTTTTGTTTCAATGTTTGTATTGTGATTAAATCTTTGATTTTAGTTGTTGACCAATTGTGAGACCTTGTGGTGTAAACTACCTCAATTGGTAGATGGTCTCCAGTAAACCTCTTACCAATATAATCGTCACCTAAAATTCTAACATCAGGTTTATAAAACTCAATAAGTTTTATTAAATCCTCTTCAGTTTGATATGTCACAACTTCATCAACATACTTTATTGACATTAAAGTTTTATATCTTTCATATAATGGAACGACTGGTTTATACTTTGTAAATCTTGTCTCAGACGGGTCTCTTTGTAAAAAGACCATAAAGTAATCACACTTTTCTTTTGCCGCTTCAAAAGTGTAAATATAACCTGGGTGTAATAAATCAAAATTACCTGCGGTGAACCCAACTTTACCTTTTTTATTATACATATTATTTAATTAATGATTTATAAAATTCTGCTCTATTTTTTGTTACGGTATTTAAATCGTATTTGTCTTTAACCGTTTCATATAATCTTTCTCCCATATCTGTAATCAAATTAGGGTTTTGAACTAACTTTTTGATGTGTTTCGACCAATCACTATGATTTCTTTGCTCACCGACTAATAAAGCATTACCATCAACAAAGTTACCATTCTTCATACAATGTTTCAAGTCGATTGTATATGGACCTATTTCAGACGCGATTAACGCTTTCTTATAAAATCCTGCTTCAATAACTTTTAACTGAGATTTCATTCTATTAAAGACGTGATTTTTGATTGGAGCTAATGAAATATCAAATTTAGAATAATTCATTGCATATGTGGTAACAGGTTTTGTCCAAACTCTAAGATAAGGTAATTCTTTATTTGAAACATAATCTTGTTCTTTATATTCCATTAAGAATTTTTTATAATCCTCATCAACTAAATTATAATTGTTTGTAAAAATCTCTTCATATTTTGCCCACACAGTTTCGTGAGGTAAAATGTCTCTACGTTTTTGTTCCCCCGTTTGTGGATTAATCTCAGTAACAGTACCACGAGTATCAAACCCACAAATAACATATTGAATTTTGTCATTAATGTCCTTACCATTTCTTTGAGTGAACCCTTGTAGTAACATTAAATCATGTAAGTGAGATGAGCCACCTAACCACCCAACTCTAATTCTATCTGATTCAACGGTTGGTTGATTGAATTGAGGTTCTTTTGGGTTAATTGCATTGGGGAATACAACAACATTTTTATTAAACCTTCTAATTTCATTTGCAAAAATATCTGTTGTTGTTGTAACATAATCAGCTTCTTTTAAGTTTGCAACAATTTTTTCGTTAATTTTTTGTTGAACAATTATTTGATGAATAGGATGTTCTTTTGTTGGTAACCAATAATCATCAATGTCAACAATAACGATAATTCCTAGTGATTTTAACTTTCTAATGATTAGTGGAGTATTGTCGTAATTACTACCAATATTTCTATGTACGTGAACGATTTGATATTTTTTCCAATAATTTGGGTCATTGATTTTTGGTTCGTAGTCAATGTCTAAATGGAAGTCGTCAGGATATAAATTTTGTAAATGTACGTGAGGGTCGATAGAACGAAATTTCCCAACACCACTTTTATCACTTGGTAGTACTAAAACATTAATTTTTTCTTTCATAATATAAAATTGTCTTAGAAAATATAATAAGAAAATAATAGAATATCAACCTTATAAAATAAAAAACCCCCACATAGTTATGAGGGGGGTTTTCTTTAGAGTAAACTTGTTTTTAAGATATTTTTTTTATCTTAGTAACCTTACCTTCAAATATATGCTTACCTACCTTAAAAGAAAATACTTCATTTGATTTTTGGGTTGATTCGGCGATTAATCCATTTTCTAATAAAACCTCTTCAACAACTTCTCTTAACAATTCTTTTAAACTTGACAAATCTTGAGTCGGTATTGATTGTTCGGTAACTCTTTTTGGTTGAGGTCCTCTTGGAGTTCCTTTAGCGTCAACATTCATCAATCTTGCGGCTTTATCAATCAAATCATTAGATAATGAAGGTCCTGCCATTGAGTTTGGTTGATTGATTGGATGTTCTATCATTAACCTTTTAATCTCATCAGGTAATTTAGATGACATAACCCTATCTTTGGTTATTGGTTGTTGTGTTGAAGGAACTGATTGAGTTACAGATTCCTGCATAAATTCTTGTGGTAAGTTATACTTGGCTTGTGGGGCTTCGTAATCCTGAACCATTGGACTTGTCATATTTAAATTATTACCCGCTCTTGGGGTATTATTATGTTTATCCATAATAGCCTTAGATACCATTAATTTTTGTATTAAGTCGTTTTCGTTTGTCATATCTTAATTATTGTATTGGTTCCGTTGGTTCCGTTGGTTCCGTTGGTTCCGTTGGTTGTTGATTAAACACTGCGTTAATAATAACTCTATTCATACTTTTGTCCCCTGATGGATTATATCCTGGTTTAGATGAATCAAAATTTTCTCCCGTTGGTTTAAATGATAATATTTTATCAACTCTGAATAATCTCCACCCAGGTAAAGGTTGTTCGCCTTTATACGCGGTATGAGAAGACCCTTCATTATCCCAAGCTCTTAAAACAGGATTATCTGACTTACTATACCCAAGACAAACAGGTTCGATTTCTCTTAACCCTCTACCACCTGGCTCATCACCATCATAGTAAATTACTATCTTATTTCTTTTTTTTATAGCATCAACGATTGAGTCAATCGACGCTACTTCTAAAATAAGAGATTTAACTGTGTTGTAAAGTTTCATTATGCACTTGGTGTAGTATACGGTGAGTTGGGTTTAAATTCATTAATAACTACCTCGGCCTTTCTCTCTAAAATGTCTTGGATTGCTCCCGCACCTTGATTATAAACATCTAAAAATCCTCCAGTACCTTTACCTTGAGCATCTCCATCGGCAATAGCGTCAGGATTAACCGCAGAATATTGGTTTGTTGGTTTATAATCATTCTTTGGGAATAATTTTGCTCTCTCCATCTCAGCAATTGATGATAAATCATTTTTAGGTTGCTCGAAACTAATTGGTTCTGTTGTTGGCATATTATATTATTTTTTTAATTAAATCGTTTATTCTAGTTAAATTTTCCATGATAGCAGTGTCATATTTATCAACGGTTGATTTGTGACTTTTACTAGGTCTATTAATCGTTGTCATGTCATTCTTCTCATGTGGCTGAATAAATTGATTAGGTAAAACCTCAGATTTATTCTTTTTAGTATTGTGTACATTATCTCTCATTGAAGTTAAGGTGTTGTGAACCCAATTTTTAACATAATGACCCCCATTTAAAATATAAGATAAATCATTTTCGTCACCCTCAAACTTATCAAACCAATTTTTCATTCGTTTTAATTGTTGATATGTAACTTCACGACTATCTCTTAGTTCTTTGTTTCTCTTATAACCCTCAACACTTTCGTCAGCACCTCCCGCGGCATCATGACACTGTTGTAAATAACTTACAACCTCCTCAGGTAGAGAAAATTTATTTCCATATAAATCTTTATTCATTTGATTTTAATATGTTAATTAATTTAGAAATACTGATACCTTCTTTATCTGCTAATTTTTTAATTGATTGTAAATTTTTAACTAATATCTTACTAACGCTTTCATCACGTTTTACAACGTCTGAACTATCTTTAGATTTCTTAGTTAAGATGTCCTCAACCATTTTAATCATTTTTTCTTTTTGTTGTTCTTCAATACTATCTTTTTCAGAAAGTCTTTGTTTTAATTTACCACCAACTTTCTTAGCTTTGGGTAATTTACCAAATTCTTTTGCTCTTTGTACGGGATTCTCAACACCCATCTTTTTTAATATATTTATAGTTTCTTTAAAATCTTTTCCTTCAGTCTCAACATATCCAAAGGCTTCTGAATAGTCAACTTCTGACACAATATTTTCTTTTTCTTCTTCACTCTCACCATAATAAACACGGTAACCTCTTGTTACAGGGTCATTTGTTGTTCTAGCCATAACAACAGTTTGGTCCATTGTTTTTCTTGGGGAAAGGGTTAAATTTATCAAAGGAATTCTTGAACTTAACATAGTTCCGTCAGAATCAACTAACTCACCAATCTCACCCGAAGATTTTTTTACACCTTTTAATTTATCCTCAATATCAATTGTTGTTTGTTTTTCTTTTGATTTTAAAATATTATTTACAACATCTTTAACTTTTTTCGAATCTTTTTTATCGAAGTCCATTTTTTTGTCTTTTTTTCTAGATTCGGTTAAAGTGTCAGCAATAGAATAGTATAAGGAGATTTGGTCTCCTCTATCTTTTAAAAAGAAGTAATAATTATTACTGTAGTATTCTTTGTTAAAATTTATCATAACACATTTTCCAATAAATACTTCGATTTAGAGTATTTATCATAAAAAAGATGGCAAGTCAAAATATAAATCAATACGTCCGCTCAAATTGGTCTCTAAAACTTAATTTAGATTCCAATGATATGTCTTTGACCTCAGATGAACAAGACTACAATCAAGAGGTTGTTTTCTCCCCATATTTGATTGCACAAACATACGGAAACCGACTTCCTGTTTATTTTGACATTAACAATCCTTTAAGTGTTCAAAACCAAACACTTTCATATAAACAATACAATAATAATAATATTTTTGTATCTCAAAATTATTACAATCCAAATAATGATGATTTGACTTGTTACTCATCATCAACATCATGTGATATTGGGTTAACAGGTGTTGACAACGGATTAGTCAACCAAATGACGGGTGAAACGATAACATTCACTAAAGGTTTATATTCTGATTATTTAAAATTCAATAGAATGTATTACGACCGAAGATTAAAGTTACATCAAGTTACAGGTCACACCAATTTACCTAACGTAAGATTTTCGGGGTTTAATAAAACCGTTTTATACGAAGTGGTTAGTAAATCAAGCCCTTTTGAGGGTAGATACCACGAATTATATGGTGGTTTTTATCAAGGGTTTTATAAATTATTTGGTTTTGATTATGAGATTTTTCCTGAAAGAATGAATAAAGGATGGTCCGTTGAAATGGTTTTGAAACCAAGACTTATCAATGAGTATTCTCCATTACCTAATGAAACAACTCTTAATGAAATTTATCCAAACAATAAGAATACTTTTTTTTATTTTGGAACTAGAGCTGAAAATAAATTTTATCACCACGCCAGTGGTAGTCCATTGTGTTTTTCGGGGTACAATCGAGTAACATCAGGTCTAACTCAACTACAAACATGTGCTTGTTGTAATAGAACAATTACGGATAGTAGATGTGTATTTGTTTATCCGCCAAGGTCAGTAAATAATATTCATGACCCTCACGTTAATTATGGGTGTAGTAGTTGTAATGGAGACCCAGAAAAGAAAATTACTTGTGGTTGTGATTGTAATTTAGACCCTTGTGAAACTTGTGGGTGGGAATGTCAAACACACATATGCGACACTATAATTATCCCAACACCAACACCAACACCCCCTCCAACGCCAATACCTGATTGTGAACTACCACCTGTTTGCACACCATCATGTGATGTTTGTACAACAACCACAACTTGTTATAACTGTAATACAGGATTTACATCAATCGAAAATACTTGTGAAACAAATCCAATATATGATTCTATGTCAAACGCATTATCTTTTAGATTATGTGGTGACCCAAAAAATCCTGGTATCGGAGTTAGAATGTTAAAATTCACAGGAGACTGTGTTACTACGGGTTCTTGTGAAACAAGTGGAATTACGTACACTACAGGACACACTATTGTTGATTATTGTACACCCCCAATTTACCCTACATGTTTATTAGAGAATCCCGCGTGGTTAGAGGAGGAACATTGGTTTCAAGTAGATGCGGTATGGGAAAGATATACATGGTTAGATACGTGTGATTTATGGTATCGAGGAGGACTTGGTGATATAACTGAAAAACTTTATTTAGAATCATTAGCAAATAATGCAACATCATTAATTACAATACCATACACTCAAATTGGTGGTAAAACATCAGAACAAATTGAGTTGGTTAGATTAAATGAAAAATGGTTAATTGATAAATTATATCGAAATGGGAGACTTAAGATTTACGTTAATGGTAAATTATTTCATACAATTGAAAATTTTGAGGAGATTATCCCAAGAGGGTTAGATACCGACAAAGAAAAACAAGTTGGTGTTCCATTTAATATATCGTGGGGTGGAGGTACCCAAGGACTTAGAGAAAATTTAACTTTTTCATCTATGACGCAACCTTACGGACCTTATATTCAAGACCCTGAAAATTTCCCAATTAATGATTTATCGGGGACAACATTTAATGGGTTAAAAACTAATATATTAATTGAACAGAATTTTGCGGGAACTTTTGATGGTGCCATTTCACAATTTAGAATGTATGTTACCCCATTATCGGCTCCTGAGGTAAAACACAACTTTAATTTATTAAAAAATACTTTCAGAATGTTTAACCCTGATTGTCCTGACTGCTCGACATCGGTTTGTTTACCTAACGACTTTACATACCAAATATCTGGAGAAACAACAACAACCACCACCACAAATTTAACCACAACGACAACAACAACCTCAAATTTAACGACAACAACTACAACCTCAAATTTAACAACAACAACTACAACCTCAAATTTAACAACAACTACAACCACATATTCACCGACCCCAACACCAACTAACACCCCAACACCAACACCGACTAACACTTCAACACCAACTTCAACACCAACTTCAACACCAACACCTACACCTACACCTACACCTACGGTTTATACACCTGGAGAGTGTATTCGTTTTATTGATGATTTAACGGATTGTACTGGTACAATTGCATTACCATCAAATATAAGTCCTTCAACTCAGATTAATGGTAAATCATCATATTATTTCACTTATTACTCTATCGCCCCACCCACCGTATTAATGAGGATTTCTTGGGATAATATAAATAATTATTGGATTTTAGAGGATATGTCCACATATTATCCATTACCTAACCCACTCGCATATCTTCCTATAAATAGTCTTACACCAATTGGGGGAATGAATAATTGGGTACCACTACCAAATATTATAGGTAGTTGTCTATATGGAGGCGGTGCAGGAATACAGCATATAAATTTTCTGACGTATACGGTTATTGGAGATTGTTCATCTTGTTGCAAAACATTCCAATTATATAGTGGATTTGGACCTGGAACTGGTTCAACGTATCAAATTTTATATTGTGATAATACTGTCGAAGTTATTGATGTACCATTATATGTTACCATAACTTATAAATGTGCCATCAATGTAATTAAACTTAATGGTGGAGGAACTGTAACAGTTGTTGATATCAATTGTGATTGTGACCCAAATAATTTAAGTATATGAATGAAACAATTGTAATATCTAGTATCAATTATAATGGTCAAATTGCTAATGTTGTTTTTAAACCTGACAACAGTATGGACGCTATTAATTTAGGTGATGTATTATTACCTTTTTTATTTGAACCTAACTTATTAACTCCCCCAAGAGAGGTTTATGGTGTTTATACTATATTAGTTATTAATTCTGACTGCCCTAACTTCTTAACTGTTGTTAGACCAATTCCATCACCAACACCTACACCAACACCTACAAGTACCCCAACTCCTATTCCTACAAGTACGCCAACACCAACACCAACAGACACTCCTTGCCCCCCACAACCAACTAAAACGCCTAAACCAACCAAAACACCAACTCCAACACTACACCCAACACCAACCCCTACTTTTGACCCTTGCGCCACCCCAACACCAACCCCAAAACCAACTCGTGCTCCAAGACCAACACCAACATTAACTCGCACCCCTTGTGTAACACCAACAATTGGTTTATAATATTAAGTTTAAGAATAAAATAAAAATAAAAGATATTTATTAAATAAAAAAAAAACTATGTCAACATCAAGACCATTTGCATATAATCCAACATTATCACTAATCAATGGGGCTATCCGAGTATTTAATAGTACATTAACTATTGGGGTTGACGACCAAGACTACACATTACAACCAGGTGGAATTCAATGGTGGAACGGACCCGATGAAGACCTTGGGTATGTAATCGCTCACTCAGTTCCAACAGGAACACAACCAAATCCGTTAGGGATTTCTGCGTATGTAGGATTTTGGAGGTCGTTGTCGTTAAATGAAATTTCATTTGTTGAAAAGGCGGGATTTGTTAGTAGTAAAACTTACACAACAGGTGACGAGGCGTATATTTGGATGAACGGTTTTGGACATTGGTCTTCTTGGGAAGTAAATCCAGGTTCGTTAATATTTCCAAATAGTTCTAATACGGCAAGGATTATTCCTACTCATATTGGTACAGTTAATGAATTCTTTACAATTGAATTTTGGTATTTTGGAAATCCAGTATCAACAGGTAGTAACCAATACATATTTAGTCAAAGTGCTTCATTTGGTGGTGGTGATTTAAATTTATATATTGACCCATCAGATAGTTGTCTTCACGGATTATCCACTGGTAATGCGATATCTCTACCATTGTCAACAAATGTTTGGCAACACATTGCAATTACATGTGACAATGGTCAAGTTAAAGTCTATTTTGATGGTAATGACAAAACTGCCGTTGGAATACCTAACACTCTGATTAGTAACACTATTGGTTTAATTTATTTTGGCTCTTTACTATCGAGTAGTAATTTTTTAGATGCGAAACTTACTGATATAAGGATATGTAGAAATATTGTATATACAAGTGGGTTTACAACCCCCAAAAGTTCATTATTACCAATACAAGGTGCAAATCCTTACGGAGGTGCGTCCACTAATCAAATTAATGATGGTGACTGTGTTCTTTTAATTGACTCATTAAATTCACCCTCTTTTCAACAAGACCTTAGTAATTTAGGTAGTACCGTTATTGTTGGGGCAATAACACGTAGTTCTGACACTCCTTATTAATAACTATAAAAACATAAATAAAGTCCTCCAACCCTTGGGGGATTTTTTGTTTTAAAAAAGAGTTAAAGTAAATACTAACTATTTATTCAATATGACACAAATTGAGATTACTGGAGTTTCTGGAGTTACATTACCGTATGATTTATATGCGTGTGATGTGTATGGGAATCAATGTGTTTTAATTTCAACTATTAACACTCAAGTACCTCCATCAATATCTATTGTACTACCAACCACATTCAATTCAGCCCCCGCCGTTGGAATAAAAATCATAGACTCTTTGGGGTGCGAAAAGTTCGGAATAATTTATTGTGACGAGAAAGGTAAGATTTATCAAGACGGAGAAATCTTTATTTTCATGGATGCAAATATTTATATATTCGAAGACCAATAAAAACCAAATTATGAAAAGATTCATATTTATACATATAGACTAAAAAGATGCCGAATTATCAAAGACTGACCGACAGAACCCAAGCTCCGATAGTATCTCCAGATGACATTGTACACATTGTCATTACGGGTGATACATCACAAAACCCCGCAGGTTCATCATATAAAGCAAGTATCCAACAAATTGCGGATGCTCTATCCCTTGCTGGTACTTCAGGTACTGCAGGAACAAGTGGTGTTAATGGTTCATCAGGAACAAGTGGTGTTAATGGTTCGTCAGGTTCAAGTGGTCAAAATGGTACTTCAGGTTTAAGTGGTTCTTCAGGAAGTAGTGGAACATCAGGAAGTAGCGGTTCTTCGGGTAGTTCAGGAACTAAAGGAACATCAGGTTCAAGTGGTACTTCAGGAATATCAGGTTCTAGTGGAACAAGTGGTTCATCAGGAAGTTCAGGTTCAAGTGGTTCATCAGGAAGTTCAGGTTCAAGTGGTTCTTCTGGTAGTAGTGGTTCTTCAGGAACTAACGGTTCTTCAGGAACTAACGGTTCTTCAGGAACTAACGGTTCATCGGGTTCATCGGGTTCTTCGGGTGAAAGTGGTTCATCAGGAACATCGGGTACGTCAGGTAGTAGTGGTTCTTCTGGTAGTAGTGGTTCTTCAGGAACTAACGGCTCTTCAGGGACTAACGGCTCTTCAGGGACTAACGGCTCTTCAGGGACTAGTGGAAGTTCGGGTACTGATGGTTCATCAGGTACTTCAGGTACTGATGGTAGTTCAGGAACAAGTGGGACTGACGGTTCTTCAGGAACGTCAGGTTCTTCAGGAACAAGTGGGATTGACGGTTCTTCAGGAACTTCAGGAACTGACGGTAGTTCGGGAACTTCAGGTGCTGATGGTTCTTCGGGAACTTCAGGGTCTAGTGGTATAAGTGGTGTTAATGGTTCTTCAGGGACTTCAGGTATTAGTGGGACCGATGGTAGTTCAGGTACGTCAGGAAATAGTGGGTCTTCAGGAACATCAGGAACAGATGGTTCTTCAGGAACATCGGGCTCAAGCGGAACAAGTGGTACCAATGGTAGTTCAGGTACAAGTGGAACTGACGGTAGTTCAGGTACAAGTGGAACTGACGGTAGTTCAGGAACTAGTGGTATTGACGGTTCTTCAGGAACAAGCGGTACTGACGGTAGTTCAGGAACAGATGGTTCATCAGGAACTAGTGGAACAGATGGTTCTTCAGGAACATCGGGCTCAAGTGGTACAGATGGTAGTTCAGGTACAAGCGGAACTGACGGTAGTTCAGGAACTTCAGGAACAGATGGTTCATCAGGAACTAGCGGAAGTTCAGGAACAGATGGTTCATCAGGAACAAGTGGAACTGACGGAAGTTCAGGCACTTCGGGTTCAAGCGGATTAAGTGGTGTTGATGGTTCTTCAGGAACAAGTGGAACTGACGGTAGTTCAGGAACAGATGGTTCATCAGGAACTAGCGGAACTGACGGTAGTTCAGGAACAAGCGGAAGTTCAGGAACAGATGGTTCTTCAGGAACAAGTGGAACGGATGGTTCTTCAGGGACTAGCGGTTCTTCAGGAACAAGTGGGAGTTCAGGTACTTCAGGAACTGATGGTTCTTCAGGAACAAGTGGAACTGACGGTAGTTCAGGAACAAGTGGTACCGATGGTTCAAGTGGTACCTCGGGTTCAAGTGGAATTAGTGGTGTTAACGGAACTAATGGTACGTCAGGTTCTTCAGGAACAAGCGGAACAGATGGTTCATCAGGGACAAGCGGTAGTTCAGGAACAGATGGTTCATCAGGAACTAGTGGTACTAACGGTTCTTCAGGAACTAGCGGAACAGATGGTTCATCAGGAACAAGTGGAACTAGCGGAACAGATGGGTCATCGGGAACAAGTGGAACATCAGGTTCAAGTGGATTAAGTGGTGTTGACGGTTCTTCAGGAACAAGCGGAACAGACGGTTCTTCAGGAACTAGCGGTACTGATGGTTCTTCAGGAACAAGCGGAACTGATGGTTCTTCAGGTACTAGTGGAACAAGCGGAACAGATGGTTCTTCAGGAACAAGTGGAACATCAGGTTCAAGTGGATTAAGTGGTGTTGATGGTTCTTCAGGTACTTCAGGAACAGATGGTTCTTCAGGAACAAGTGGAAGTTCAGGTACTTCAGGAACAGATGGTTCATCAGGAACTAGCGGTACTGACGGTAGTTCAGGTACTTCAGGAACATCGGGGTCAAGTGGTTCTTCAGGAACTAGCGGTACTGATGGTTCTTCAGGAACAAGCGGAACTGATGGTTCTTCAGGTACAAGTGGAAGTTCGGGTACTGATGGTTCTTCAGGTACAAGTGGAAGTTCTGGTACAAGCGGTTCTTCAGGTTCAGGCGGTTCCTCAGGAACAAGTGGAACAGATGGTAGTTCAGGTACTAGTGGAACAGATGGTTCTTCAGGTACTTCAGGGACAGATGGTTCATCAGGTACTTCAGGAACAGATGGGTCATCGGGAACAAGTGGAAGTTCGGGTACTGACGGTAGTTCAGGAACTAGCGGAACTGATGGTTCTTCAGGAACATCGGGGTCAAGCGGATTAAGCGGTGTTGATGGTTCTTCAGGTACAAGCGGAACTGACGGTTCTTCAGGGACTAGTGGGAGTTCAGGAACTGATGGTTCTTCAGGAACTAGTGGTACATCAGGTACAGACGGCTCTTCAGGAACTAGCGGTACATCAGGTACAAGTGGGACAGATGGTAGTTCAGGAACCTCGGGTTCAAGTGGATTAAGTGGTGTTGATGGTTCTTCAGGAACTAGCGGAACTGACGGTAGTTCAGGAACAGATGGTTCTTCAGGAACTAGTGGAAGTTCAGGAACTAGTGGAAGTTCAGGTACAGATGGTTCTTCAGGAACAAGTGGAACGGATGGTTCTTCAGGGACTAGCGGTTCTTCAGGAAGTTCAGGAACAAGTGGTACTGACGGTTCTTCAGGAACTAGCGGGACAGATGGCTCGTCAGGTTCAAGTGGTATTAGTGGTGTGAATGGTTCATCAGGAACAAGCGGTACTAACGGTTCATCGGGGACCAGTGGTTCTTCAGGAACAGATGGTTCATCAGGAACAAGTGGTTCGTCAGGAACAAGTGGGACTGATGGTAGTTCAGGAACAAGCGGTACGGATGGTAGTTCAGGAACAAGCGGAACTGACGGTTCTTCAGGCACTAGCGGAACAGATGGTTCATCAGGTACTTCAGGTACTAGTGGAACAGATGGTTCATCAGGAACTAGCGGAACAGATGGTTCATCAGGAACAGATGGTTCTTCAGGAACTTCGGGAACAGATGGCTCTTCAGGTACTAGTGGAACTTCAGGAACAGATGGTAGTTCAGGAACAAGTGGAACTAATGGGAGTAGTGGAACATCAGGTTCAAGTGGATTAAGTGGTGTTGACGGTTCTTCAGGAACAAGCGGAACAGATGGTTCTTCAGGAACAAGTGGAAGTTCAGGTACTTCAGGAACAGATGGTTCTTCAGGAACAAGCGGAACAGATGGTTCTTCAGGGACTAGTGGGAGTTCAGGAACTGATGGTTCTTCAGGAACTAGTGGTACATCAGGTACAGACGGCTCTTCAGGAACTAGCGGTACATCAGGTACAGACGGCTCTTCAGGAACTAGCGGAAGTTCGGGAACTGATGGTTCTTCAGGAAGTAGTGGTACTTCAGGTACAGACGGCTCTTCAGGAACATCAGGTACTAGTGGAACCGATGGTTCTTCAGGAACAAGTGGAACCGATGGTTCTTCAGGAACAAGTGGAACTTCAGGAACAGACGGTTCTTCAGGAACATCAGGAACAGACGGTTCTTCAGGAACTTCAGGTACAGACGGCTCTTCAGGAACATCAGGTACTAGTGGAACCGATGGTTCATCAGGAACAAGCGGAACTGATGGTTCTTCAGGAACATCGGGTTCAAGCGGATTAAGTGGTGTTGATGGTTCTTCAGGAACTTCAGGAATAGATGGTTCTTCGGGAACTAGTGGTACTTCAGGTACTGATGGTTCATCGGGAACAAGTGGAAGTTCAGGTTCATCAGGAACTAGCGGTAGTTCAGGTACTTCAGGAACATCAGGTTCAAGTGGATTAAGTGGTGTTGATGGTAGTTCAGGTACAAGTGGAACTGATGGTTCTTCAGGAACTAGCGGAACTGATGGTTCTTCAGGAACTAGCGGAACAAGTGGTACAGATGGTTCTTCAGGAACTAGTGGTACTTCAGGTACGGATGGCTCATCAGGAACATCAGGTACTAGTGGAACAGATGGTTCATCAGGAACATCAGGTACTAGTGGAACAGATGGTTCATCAGGAACAGATGGGTCAAGTGGAACTTCAGGAACAAGCGGAACTGACGGTAGTTCAGGTACAAGTGGAACAGATGGTTCATCAGGAACGGATGGTAGTAGCGGAACTTCAGGCTCAAGTGGTATTAGTGGTGTAAATGGTTCATCAGGAACAAGTGGTACATCTGGTTCAAGCGGAACAAGTGGCTCATCAGGAACTTCAGGGTCAAGTGGGACATCAGGTTCTAGTGGAACAAGTGGGTCTTCAGGTACAAGCGGGTCATCAGGTTCAAGTGGTTCGTCAGGAACAAGTGGTAGCTCGGGTACATCAGGCACTAGCGGTAGTTCAGGTTCATCGGGGACATCAGGTTCAAGTGGTTCGTCAGGAACTAGCGGAACAGATGGTTCTTCAGGAACATCGGGTTCTTCAGGAACATCAGGTTCAAGTGGTACTTCAGGTTCGTCAGGAACTAGTGGTTCATCAGGAACTAGCGGAACATCGGGGTCAAGCGGTTCTTCAGGGTCTAGCGGAACAAGTGGAACATCAGGAAGTTCAGGTTCATCAGGAAGTTCAGGGTCTAGTGGTTCGTCAGGTACTGCGGGTACAAGCGGAACGTCAGGAAGTTCAGGTTCATCAGGAACTAGCGGTAGTTCAGGTACAAGTGGTTCATCGGGAACAAGTGGAACGTCAGGTTCTTCGGGTACTTCAGGAACTAATGGTTCATCAGGAACATCGGGTTCAAGTGGTTCATCGGGAACAAGTGGAACGTCAGGTTCTTCGGGTACTTCAGGAACAAGCGGTTCATCAGGAACAAGTGGTTCATCAGGAACAAGTGGTTCATCAGGAACAAGTGGTTCATCAGGAACTAACGGAAGTTCAGGAACTAGCGGAACTTCAGGTTCAAGTGGTACTTCAGGAACTAGTGGAAGTTCAGGGTCATCAGGTTCAAGTGGTTCTTCAGGAACTAGCGGAAGTTCAGGTACGTCAGGGACAAGTGGTTCTTCAGGAACATCAGGTACTAGCGGAACATCAGGTACAAGTGGTTCATCAGGAACTAGCGGAAGTTCAGGTACGTCAGGGACAAGTGGTTCTTCAGGAACTAGCGGAACTTCAGGTTCAAGTGGTTCATCAGGAACTAACGGGTCATCAGGAACTTCAGGTTCTGCGGGTACAAGTGGGACTAGCGGAACATCAGGTACTAGCGGAAGTTCAGGTACATCAGGAAGTTCAGGTTCTAGTGGTAGTTCAGGTTCATCAGGGTCTAGTGGGACAAGCGGTTCATCGGGGTCAAGCGGTTCTTCAGGTACTGCAGGTACAAGTGGAAGTAGTGGAACATCAGGGTCAAGCGGTTCTTCAGGTACAAGTGGAACATCAGGTTCTAGTGGTAGTTCAGGTTCTAGTGGAAGTAGTGGAACATCGGGAACGTCAGGTAGTTCAGGTTCAAGTGGTACATCGGGTAGTTCAGGAACGTCGGGGACAAGTGGTTCTTCAGGAACTAGTGGAACTTCAGGTTCTTCAGGAACTAGCGGTTCTTCAGGTACGAGTGGCTCATCAGGTTCTTCAGGAACTAGCGGAACTTCAGGTACGAGTGGCTCATCAGGAACATCAGGTTCATCAGGTAGTTCGGGCTCAAGTGGAACAAGTGGTTCGTCAGGAACAAGTGGTAGCTCGGGTACATCAGGCACTAGCGGTAGTTCAGGTTCAAGTGGCTCATCAGGTTCATCAGGGTCTAGTGGGACAAGTGGTTCTTCAGGAACTGCAGGTACATCAGGTTCATCAGGAACTTCAGGTACGTCTGGCTCAAGTGGTAGTAGCGGTTCATCAGGTTCAAGTGGTTCATCAGGAACTTCAGGTAGTTCAGGTTCAAGCGGTAGTAGCGGCTCTTCAGGAACTGCGGGTACTAGTGGAACGTCAGGAAGTTCAGGTTCGTCGGGGTCAAGTGGTTCTTCAGGAACTAGCGGAACTTCAGGTTCAAGTGGTAGTTCGGGGTCTTCAGGTTCTAGTGGTAGTTCGGGGTCTTCAGGAACATCAGGAACAAGCGGTTCTTCAGGAACTGCAGGTACATCAGGCACAAGCGGAAGTAGTGGAACATCGGGTAGTTCAGGAACAAGCGGTTCATCGGGGTCAAGTGGTTCTTCAGGAAGTAGCGGTTCTTCAGGAACTGCGGGTACAAGTGGAAGTAGTGGAACATCGGGGTCAAGCGGTTCTTCGGGTTCATCAGGTTCTAGTGGAAGTAGTGGAACTTCGGGTTCTTCGGGTAGTTCAGGAACAAGTGGTTCATCAGGAACTGCGGGTACAAGCGGAACATCAGGTAGTTCAGGTTCATCAGGAACTTCAGGGAGTAGTGGAACATCGGGTTCATCAGGAACCGCGGGTACAAGCGGAAGTAGTGGAACATCGGGAACATCAGGTTCTAGTGGTAGTTCGGGTTCTTCAGGAACTGCGGGTACAAGTGGAACATCAGGTTCAAGTGGTTCCTCAGGTAGTTCAGGGTCTAGTGGTACAAGTGGAACGTCAGGTTCTTCAGGAACAAGCGGGTCTTCAGGTTCTTCAGGAACATCGGGTTCAAGTGGAACTGCAGGTACATCAGGAAGTAGTGGAACATCAGGAACAAGTGGTTCTTCAGGAACATCGGGTACGTCAGGTAGTTCAGGAACATCGGGTACGTCAGGTAGTTCAGGAACATCGGGTACGAGCGGAACTTCAGGTACGAGTGGCTCATCAGGAACATCGGGTAGTTCGGGCTCAAGCGGAACATCAGGTAGTTCTGGTTCATCAGGAACAAGCGGTTCTTCAGGAACATCGGGTACAAGTGGTTCTTCGGGAACTACGGGTACGAGCGGAACAAGTGGTTTGCAAGGAACTAGTGGGACATCAGGGACAAGTGGGACATCAGGTTCTTCAGGTACAAGTGGTTTATCTCCTGTCGTATCAGGTAATGATAATGAAGTATTAACTTCAGATGGTGCGGGTGGTATAACATCAGAACCTAATTTAACCTTTGATGGTACTACTTTAGGAATAACAGGTGACACTATTGAACAAGGTAATCAGTCATTACAATCATGTAGAGAAACAGGTGTTACAACAACAACATTAATTTGTCGTTTTCCATTCGCATCAGGTTCAAGTGCAACATTTGATTATTACGTATACGATTCTGGAACAAACGCGATGAGAAGTGGTATTATTATGACAGTGTGGGACGGAACTAATACGGCATTTACTGATAGTTCAACACCTGATTTAAACGCTTCAACGGTGGCGGTTAAATTCTACACAGTAATTATAGGTTCAAATCTTGAGTTGTACGCAGCAATTGGAGGCGGAACTTGGGATATAAGTGTAGGAACAAGGATTGTCTTCTAAAATAAAAACATATTAATTAATAACCACCATATTACTCAAATTATATGGTGGTTTTTTTTATTTTAAAAAGAGAAAAGGTTATGATAACATATTTATAAGTTAATAAACATAGAAGAATTTTCTTTTGGAAAGTGAAAAAAGAAAAATATAATGGCAAATGAATTCATAGCCCGCAATGGGGTCAAATCTTTAGGTGGCGTAACAGTACCTTATAAATCAGTGTCAAGTGCTTATAGCGTGTCAACTGATGATTATCTTATCGAGGGGTCTTCGAATGCCCCATTTTCAGTAACATTACCCACCTCAGTTGGTATTTCGGGTAAAATATACGTTGTTAAAAATACAGGGTCAGCGACCATAACGGTAAATACAACGTCAAGCCAAACAATTGATGGTAGTACTACTAAAACATTAACCACAGATAATTCTCTTTATGTACAGAGTAATGGTACTGGATGGTTAATTATTGGTATTAACGGAACATCAGGAACAAGTGGAACATCAGGTAGTTCGGGAACAAGTGGTTCGTCAGGTACAAGCGGAACATCGGGTTCAAGTGGAAGTAGTGGTTCATCAGGAACTTCGGGTACGTCTGGCTCAAGTGGTAGTAGCGGTTCATCAGGTTCAAGTGGGTCTTCGGGTTCATCAGGAACAAGCGGAACATCAGGTTCAAGTGGAAGTAGTGGTTCATCAGGAACTGCTGGTACATCAGGGTCTTCAGGTTCAAGTGGTTCATCAGGATTGAGTGGAACTTCAGGAACATCAGGTTCAAGTGGAAGTAGTGGTTCATCAGGAACTGCGGGAACAAGCGGAAGTTCAGGGTCTAGTGGGTCTTCAGGTACATCAGGAAGTTCAGGTTCTTCAGGGACTGCGGGCACAAGTGGAAGTTCAGGCTCTAGCGGGTCATCTGGTAGTAGTGGTACATCAGGGTCTTCAGGTTCAAGCGGAACAAGTGGTACGTCAGGTAGTTCAGGAACTGCGGGTACTTCAGGCTCAAGTGGTGTAAGTGGTACATCAGGAACATCAGGTTCTTCGGGGTCTAGTGGTTCTTCAGGTACATCAGGAACAGGTGGTACTTCAGGTTCAAGTGGAACATCAGGCTCAAGTGGAAGTAGTGGTAGTTCGGGTTCATCAGGAACTGCGGGTACTTCAGGTAGTTCAGGTTCTTCAGGAACAAGTGGTTCTTCAGGTACTTCAGGTAGTTCGGGAACAAGCGGAACTTCGGGCTCTTCAGGTACTAGTGGAACGTCAGGTAGTTCAGGTACAAGTGGAACATCAGGCTCAAGTGGAAGTAGTGGTAGTTCAGGTTCAAGTGGGTCTTCAGGAACTGCGGGTACATCAGGTAGTGCTGGTACAAGTGGAACATCAGGTTCATCAGGAAGTTCAGGTTCAAGCGGTACTAGCGGTTCTTCAGGAACTTCAGGTAGTGCTGGTACAAGTGGAACATCAGGAACAAGCGGTTCATCAGGGACTAGCGGAACAAGTGGTTCGTCAGGTAGTTCAGGTTCAAGTGGGTCGTCAGGTAGTTCAGGTTCAAGTGGTACTGCGGGTACAAGTGGTTCTTCAGGAACTAGCGGAACATCAGGTAGTTCAGGTTCAAGCGGAAGTTCAGGTGTAAGTGGTACATCAGGAACCTCAGGTTCTTCAGGAAGCTCAGGTTCAAGTGGTTCTTCAGGTAGTGCTGGTACAAGTGGGACATCAGGTTCATCTGGTTCAAGTGGTTCTTCAGGAACTAGCGGAACATCAGGTTCAAGTGGAACTGCGGGAACAAGTGGCTCATCAGGTAGTTCAGGTTCAAGTGGAACTTCAGGTTCAAGTGGTAGTAGTGGCTCGTCAGGTTCCTCGGGGACAAGCGGTACGTCAGGCTCAAGTGGTAGTTCAGGTTCTTCAGGAACATCTGGAACTAGCGGAACATCAGGTTCATCAGGAACTTCGGGAACGTCAGGTTCATCAGGAACTGCGGGAACGTCAGGTTCTAGTGGAAGTTCAGGTTCAAGTGGTTCTTCAGGTAGTTCGGGTTCAAGCGGAACATCAGGTACTTCAGGTTCATCAGGAACTAGCGGAACAAGTGGTTCTTCAGGTAGTTCGGGTTCAAGCGGAAGTAGTGGAACAAGCGGAAGTAGTGGAACATCAGGAACTTCAGGTTCATCAGGAACTTCAGGTTCATCAGGTACCTCAGGGTCAAGTGGAAGTAGTGGTTCATCAGGTTCAAGTGGTTCTTCAGGTACTTCAGGTAGTACTGGTACAAGTGGGACATCAGGAACAAGCGGTTCTTCAGGAACTGCGGGTACATCAGGAAGTAGTGGAAGTTCGGGTTCGAGTGGTTCTTCAGGAACTAGCGGTACTTCAGGGTCATCAGGAACAAGTGGTTCTTCAGGAAGTTCGGGTACATCAGGAACTAGAGGTACTTCAGGTTCTTCAGGAACATCAGGAACAAGTGGAACGTCAGGTTCAAGTGGAAGTAGTGGTTCATCAGGGACTGCGGGTACAAGTGGCTCATCAGGGACTGCAGGTACTAGCGGTAGTTCGGGGTCAAGTGGGTCTTCGGGTTCGAGTGGTAGTAGCGGTTCTTCAGGAACTTCTGGAACTAGAGGTACGTCAGGTTCTTCGGGGACTAGCGGAACATCAGGTTCGTCAGGTACTAGCGGAACTTCAGGTTCAAGTGGAATTAGTGGTGTTAATGGAACTAATGGTACATCAGGTTCTTCGGGTTCAAGTGGAAGTAGTGGAACATCAGGGTCTTCAGGTACTAGCGGTTCTTCAGGTAGTTCAGGTAGTTCAGGTTCAAGTGGTTCTTCAGGAACATCAGGTTCGAGTGGAACATCAGGAACTAGAGGTACGTCAGGTTCTTCGGGAACGAGTGGTACATCAGGAACGAGTGGTACATCAGGTTCATCGGGTTCAAGCGGAAGTAGTGGCTCATCAGGAACTGCTGGTACGAGTGGAAGTTCAGGCTCAAGTGGCTCGTCAGGTACAAGCGGTTCATCAGGTTCAAGCGGTAGTTCGGGTTCGAGTGGAAGTAGCGGAACATCAGGAACTGCGGGAACGTCAGGTTCTAGTGGAAGTTCAGGAACATCAGGGTCGAGTGGTTCTTCAGGTTCTTCAGGAAGTAGTGGAAGTTCAGGTACAAGTGGTTCTTCTGGAACTTCAGGCTCATCAGGCTCATCAGGAACTGCGGGTAGTTCAGGTACGAGCGGAACGTCAGGTTCATCAGGAACAAGCGGAACGTCAGGGAGTTCGGGCTCAAGTGGTACATCTGGAACAAGTGGAACGTCAGGTTCTTCAGGGTCAAGTGGTACGAGTGGTATAAGCGGAACCTCAGGTACTAGCGGAACATCAGGTAGTAGTGGTAGTTCAGGTTCTTCTGGGTCAAGTGGTTCTTCAGGAACTGCGGGCACATCAGGAAGTGCGGGAACAAGCGGAACTTCAGGTAGTTCAGGTTCAAGTGGTAGTAGTGGTTCTTCAGGAACTGCGGGTACATCAGGAAGTAGTGGAAGTTCGGGCTCGAGTGGTTCTTCAGGAACATCGGGTACAAGCGGAAGTTCGGGTTCATCAGGTTCTTCGGGGACTAGCGGAACTTCAGGTACATCAGGTAGTTCAGGTTCAAGCGGTTCATCAGGAACTAGCGGAACATCAGGTTCAAGTGGTTCTTCAGGTAGTTCAGGTTCAAGCGGAACATCAGGTTCTAGTGGTTCATCAGGAAGTAGTGGAAGTTCAGGGACTGCGGGTACATCAGGTAGTGCTGGTACAAGTGGAACATCAGGTTCTAGCGGTTCGTCAGGAAGTAGTGGAAGTTCAGGGACTGCAGGTACAAGTGGAACATCAGGTTCTAGCGGTTCTTCGGGTACATCAGGTTCAAGCGGTACATCAGGTTCAAGCGGTAGTAGTGGTTCTTCAGGTACTTCAGGAACAAGAGGTACGTCAGGTTCTTCAGGGACAAGTGGAACTAGCGGAACATCAGGAACTAGCGGAACATCAGGCTCAAGTGGTAGTAGTGGTTCATCAGGAACAAGTGGAACAAGTGGGTCTTCAGGTTCAAGTGGGAGTAGTGGTAGTTCGGGTTCATCAGGAACTGCGGGTACATCTGGCTCAAGTGGAACTGCGGGAACAAGCGGTTCGTCAGGTAGTTCAGGGTCTAGTGGTTCTTCAGGTTCAAGTGGAAGTTCGGGAGTAAGCGGTACGTCAGGAACTAGTGGAACATCAGGTTCGAGTGGTACATCAGGTACGTCAGGAAGTTCAGGGTCATCAGGTTCTTCGGGTAGTTCAGGCTCAAGTGGAACAAGTGGTTCATCAGGAACTAGCGGTACTTCAGGTTCAAGTGGTTCATCAGGAACCTCAGGTTCAAGTGGTTCGTCAGGTAGTTCAGGTTCAAGTGGAAGTAGTGGTTCATCAGGAACATCAGGAACTAGAGGTACGTCAGGGTCTTCAGGTACAAGTGGAACAAGTGGTTCATCAGGTACAAGTGGAACTTCAGGTTCTAGTGGAAGTAGTGGTTCGTCAGGTACATCTGGCTCAAGTGGGACTGCGGGAACAAGTGGTTCATCAGGAAGTTCAGGTTCAAGTGGTAGTTCAGGTTCAAGCGGTAGTAGCGGGTCGTCAGGCTCAAGTGGTACTTCAGGGACAAGCGGTTCATCAGGTAGTTCAGGTTCTAGTGGTAGTAGTGGAACTTCAGGAACAAGAGGTACGTCAGGTTCTTCGGGAACAAGTGGAACTAGCGGAACGTCAGGTTCAAGTGGTAGTAGTGGTTCTTCAGGAACATCAGGATTAAGTGGTACTTCAGGCACTAGCGGAACATCAGGTAGTAGTGGTTCTTCAGGTAGTTCAGGTTCAAGTGGAAGTTCGGGGGTAAGTGGTACATCAGGAACTAGCGGAACATCGGGCTCTTCAGGAAGTTCAGGTTCGAGTGGGAGTAGTGGCTCTTCAGGAACATCAGGTAGTTCGGGGTCAAGTGGTAGTAGCGGTTCATCAGGTACTAGTGGTAGTAGCGGTTCTTCAGGAAGTTCGGGTACATCAGGAACTAGAGGTACTTCAGGTTCTTCAGGAACAAGTGGAACTTCAGGATTAAATGGGACTGCAGGAACTAGCGGAACTTCAGGGTCAAGTGGTTCTTCAGGTACAAGTGGAACAAGTGGGTCTAGTGGTAGTTCAGGTTCAAGCGGTAGTAGCGGTTCATCAGGAACTAGCGGAACGTCAGGTTCTTCAGGTAGTAGTGGTTCGTCAGGTTTGTCAGGTACAAGTGGAACATCAGGTTCATCAGGAAGTTCAGGTTCAAGTGGGTCTTCAGGAAGTTCAGGAACATCAGGTTCATCTGGTAGTAGTGGTTCTTCAGGTTCTTCGGGAACAAGTGGTTCTTCAGGTTCTAGTGGAACTTCAGGTACTAGAGGTACGTCAGGTAGTTCAGGAACAAGTGGGACTTCAGGTTTAAGTGGAACATCAGGTACTAGCGGAACGTCAGGCTCAAGCGGTTCTTCAGGTTCAAGTGGTTCATCAGGAACTGCGGGAACATCAGGTAGTTCAGGGTCAAGCGGCAGTAGCGGTTCATCAGGAACTGCGGGAACATCAGGTAGTTCAGGAACTAGTGGTTCTTCGGGTTCAAGTGGTAGTAGTGGTTCATCAGGTACGTCAGGGTCAAGTGGTTCTAGCGGTAGTTCAGGAACTTCAGGTACAAGAGGTACTTCGGGGTCAAGTGGTACTAGTGGTGTGAGCGGTACATCAGGTACTAGCGGAACATCAGGTACTAGCGGAACATCAGGAAGTAGTGGTTCTTCAGGAAGTTCAGGTTCAAGTGGTGTAAGTGGTACTTCAGGGACTGCTGGTACATCAGGAAGTAGCGGGTCATCAGGTTCAAGTGGTTCTTCAGGTTCTTCAGGAAGTTCAGGTTCTAGTGGAACTTCAGGTACATCAGGTTCGAGTGGTAGTTCGGGTTCTAGCGGTAGTTCGGGGATAAGTGGAACATCAGGAACATCAGGTTCATCTGGTAGTAGTGGTTCTTCAGGTTCTAGTGGAACTTCAGGTACTAGAGGTACGTCAGGTAGTTCAGGAACAAGTGGGACTTCAGGTTTAAGTGGGACTGCGGGAACTAGCGGAACGTCAGGTTCAAGTGGTAGTTCAGGTTCAAGCGGTTCTTCAGGAACTGCGGGAACATCAGGTAGTTCAGGGTCAAGTGGTAGTAGCGGTTCATCAGGAACAAGTGGAACGTCAGGTTCTTCGGGTAGTAGTGGTAGTTCAGGTTCTTCGGGTTCAAGTGGGACATCGGGTACTAGAGGTACTTCAGGTTCATCAGGAACTAGCGGAACATCAGGTTCTTCAGGAACTAGCGGAACATCAGGAAGTAGTGGTTCTTCAGGAAGCTCAGGTTCATCAGGAAGTTCAGGCTCATCAGGAACTTCAGGTGTTAGCGGTTCTTCAGGAAGTTCAGGTACAAGTGGTTCTTCAGGGTCAAGTGGTTCATCAGGAAGCTCAGGTGTTAGTGGTTCTTCAGGTAGTTCAGGTTCATCAGGAACTAGCGGAACATCAGGTTCTTCAGGTAGTTCAGGAAGTTCAGGTTCAAGCGGAACATCAGGTACTAGAGGTACTTCAGGTTCTTCAGGAACTGCGGGTACGAGTGGGGTTAATGGAGCTTCATCATGTATCACATGGTTATCAGATACTTCGAATACAACTATACCAGCATCAACTCGTATTTCTTACGGACCTGTAAACGTTATTAATAGTTTAAACACAATATACGTAAATAAAACATCATATAATCCTAGTGTTGATACATCGGCTTGGTGGACAGGGTTACAAAACTACGTAACTGCAAATGGTGCGGGTAGTGCTTATATAACAGTTGTTGAAGTTGAAACAGGATTGGTTGGGATATATACCGTAAACTCAGTTTCATTAGCGGGCAATGTTTACACAGTGTCTGTGGCGGTTAATAGTGGAGGTGTTAGTTCATGGACAAACAATTATAATCATTGTATAAATTGGGTTGGAAGTGGTAAATCAGGGACAAGTGGAACATCGGGAACTAGAGGTACTTCAGGTTCATCAGGAACTAGCGGAACATCAGGAACAAGTGGTTCAAGCGGTTCTTCGGGAAGTTCAGGTTCAAGTGGTTCTTCAGGAAGTTCAGGTTCAAGCGGTTCTTCAGGAACTTCAGGTACAAGTGGTTCTTCAGGGTCAAGTGGTTCTTCAGGAACTTCAGGTGTTAGCGGTTCTTCAGGAAGTTCAGGTACAAGTGGTTCTTCAGGTAGTTCAGGTTCAAGTGGAAGTAGCGGTAGTTCAGGAACTAGTGGAATTTCAGGTTCAAGTGGTAGTTCAGGTTCATCAGGTTCAAGTGGAAGTTCAGGTTCATCAGGAACAAGTGGAACATCGGGTTCAAGTGGTAGTTCAGGAAGTTCAGGTTCAAGTGGAACATCGGGTACTAGAGGTACTTCAGGTTCTTCAGGAACATCAGGTACAAGTGGAACGTCAGGAAGTTCAGGTTCAAGCGGTTCTTCAGGAACTAGCGGAACATCAGGTAGTTCAGGTTCATCAGGAACGTCAGGTTCAAGTGGTTCTTCAGGTAGTTCAGGTTCAAGTGGTTCGTCAGGAACTGCGGGTACGTCAGGAGTTTCAGGAGCATCGGGCGTTTCAGGAACAAGTGGGACATCAGGAAATTCAGGGTCAAGCGGTACTAGCGGAACTTCAGGAAGTTCAGGTTCATCAGGAAGTTCAGGTTCAAGTGGTACTAGCGGAAATTCAGGTTCATCAGGAAGTTCAGGTTCAAGTGGTTCTTCAGGTAGTTCAGGAAGTAGTGGTACATCAGGTAGTTCAGGAAGTAGCGGTACATCAGGTAGTTCAGGTTCTTCAGGAAGTTCAGGAACATCAGGTACTAGAGGTACTTCAGGTTCTTCAGGAACATCAGGAACAAGTGGAACATCAGGTTCATCGGGCTCATCAGGAAGTAGCGGCTCATCAGGGTCTTCAGGAACAAGTGGAGTATCAGGTTCATCAGGTTCATCAGGTTCATCAGGTTCATCAGGTTCATCAGGTTCAAGTGGTACTAGCGGAAATTCAGGTTCATCAGGAAGTTCAGGAAGTAGTGGTTCTTCAGGTTCAAGTGGAACATCGGGTACTAGAGGTACTTCAGGTTCGTCAGGTACTTCAGGTACTTCAGGTTCGTCAGGAACAAGTGGTATTACCGCAAATGATGGGTCAAACTCAGGTAGATGGGAATATAAAGGAGTTGGGGTTGGGTTGGACCCATTAGCAACACGTTTCGCGACAAGTAATGCAACTCAAGGGTTATATAACAATTTGACAATTAATGTATTAGACTATGCTGGGACTAATTATACAAATTGGTTTAAAGCTCTTGCGTTAGTTGTTGGATTAGGTAATAAAGTATTTTTCCAAGTAACTAAATTAGGGGATAATTCTAATATTGCAATTTATGAGATAACAACCATAGTTGATAACACTACATGGTTTGATATTAACTTTTCTTCAAGTTTAGTTGGAAGTGGTGTGTTAACCAGTGGTGATGTATGTACAATTTCATGGGTTTATAATGGTAAATCGGGAACAAACGGAACTTCAGGTTCAAGTGGAACATCGGGTACTAGAGGTACTTCAGGTTCATCAGGAACTAGCGGAACGTCAGGAACAAGTGGTTCATCAGGAAGTTCAGGAAGTAGCGGTTCTTCAGGAAGTTCAGGAACATCAGGTACTAGAGGTACTTCAGGTTCTTCAGGAACATCAGGAACAAGTGGAACATCAGGTTCTTCGGGTAGCTCAGGTAGTTCAGGAAGTTCAGGTTCATCAGGAAGTTCAGGTTCAAGCGGATTGACGGGTGTTGCAGGAACTTCAGGTACATCAGGTGGTGGTGGTGGTTCCATTGCGATTTACGATGAGGGTACTTTAGTAACATCAAGTGCGGTTAGTTTAAATTTTGCGGGTACTTGTATAACGGCGGTTGATGATGGTGGTGGAGCAATTACCGTTGGAATTGACTGCTCAAAGATATATGTAATTGCTTCAACTTCAGCAACCATTGGTGACTTTCAAGTGAATGAATCTCTCGACAATTATCGTATTGGAGACTCGGCTTGCGGATGGAATGGATGTGAATGGACTGTCTTAAGTCCAATAGTTAGTGGTGTTGGGACTCCATTCCCCACTCAGAATGGTTCTTGTGCAATTCCTAATCTATACGATACGTCGGTACCACCATTTAAAATAAATCTTTGTGGTCATGTATTTTGCGATACCGCAGTAGGTGCTGACCAGGTGGGTGTGAGTGTATCGTGGGTTAAATGTTCAGAGTTAAGTCAGATTGGGGTGTCACAACCTACTATAATTTTCGAAGATGTATATAATTATAATCCAAATACCAAGTCCGTATGTATTGGGTCACAAGTTACATATTATGACCCAATATCTCAATGTGACGGTATGTTTATTGTTGGTATTAGTAGTCGTCTAGCTACCCCAAATAAAGTTCGATTTACTTGGACACTCTCAATACTATATTAAAATAAAAAAGGGAGTCGTTTGACTCCCTTTTTTAATATTCCTTGTATGACTTCTCTTCAACAAAAAGAGACCCATATTTTAAATTAATCTCTTTCTTTAATTCTGCTCGTTTATCGTTTGTTACATAAACGGACCGAGCTAATTCTATGAATTCGGTGTCAAATACCTTATCTCTTTCTTTATCTCTAATAAGGTCTTCAATATCCCAAAGACGTTCATTAACCAATAATAGATTATAAAAATCATCTGATTCAATTTTTAATTGATTAAATACAACATCATATAGATAATCGTATTCTGTAATAACATTAAAAAGTTTACCTTTATCTGTTATATTATTTTTTTTAATTCTTAGGATAGTTAATTTGTCAACTATTTCCCCAATTGAAACTTCTATATTCATTATAATAAATGTTGTATTCTGTCAATAACCATTTGAGAGGTTATCGATTTATGGCATTCAAACTGTCTTTCTGTTCCTTTATGTTCAGGACACCAATTCCAATCACCCTTATCAAATTTAAACATTGGATTATTCCAACACCCGTTACAAACTGATGGGTTAGTGATTCTTGTGCAATTAGAAGTAAACTCATGGTCAGGTTCGGTAAAGTTAGAAATCATAACAACATGTTTTCCTAATGCCCATGTCAACCAAGATAATCCACTTGATAAACCAATAAAGAACTCACTATGATGAATACAATTCATTGTGTTCTCAATTGACGTGTCCTTTAGTTTTGTCACACCATCCATTCGGTCACTTTCTTTAGATACATTAATGACCCTATATCCTTTAGATACTAAGTAATCAATTAGTTCCCTCCACCCATTAGGATTATTCCAATACTTAACTCCCGCGGTTGATTCATTTGCAATCGTAATATACTTTTCCGTAAATGGTCGTTCTGATGGAATAAAATCAATGTTTGGTTTAATTTCGTTAAACTCTAAACCAATAATATTTGTTATTGCTTTTTGTAATGGGATTGTATTTGGTAATTCGGGTTCTTTATTTGTATCATAGAACCACCCAATTGTATACATACCAATTAAATCATGAACCGTACTTCCTGGTGAAACAAACTCAATCTCAGAGTAAGATTTTTCAAATAACTTATTCCAAAATGTTGAAACAATAACATGACAATTGTGTTTCTTCTTAAATTCTAAAACATATGGTATCCAAGCAATACTATCCCCAAGAGAACGAGAATCGAATGAAATGAATACTCTTTTGTTAATAAAATTTGGTTTATATTCATAAATTAATTCCTCACCATCAAGAACTTTAACATCCCAATCAGTATAATACTGTCTAGATAGTTTAGTCCACATATTTGGTTTTAACTCGGTTGAGTAGTATAAATTTTCTTTATCATAAAATTGTACTTTGTATGACTTTACGCCAGAACCTTTAATTTCTAAAAAAGGATTATTGACGAAATGTATAACACAATCAATATCTTCTTCAACAACAGGTACAAATTTTTCTGTATTTTCAATATTATCAACTAATAATTCTTTTGTATCATTTGAGTTATATTCTTTTTTAATTAATTTAGTTACTTCATACATTTTTAACATACGCTCACAAATTACCAACCAATCAAATTTTTCTCTATTCTTCAGTGTTTGGGACACATAAAAATTATAATTATTAATAATATCTTGTATTCCGTTTATGACAGAATTAGTGTTAAGTTCACAAACAATCATACCTTTAATTTTTTGGGTACCACTATAAGTACCAACAATTGGTATTCCACAAGAAATTGCTTCAAGTAATGTTAAATTAGGATGACCCGCCTCTAAACAAGATGGGTGTAGAAAAATTGAATGCGATTTGTATAATTCTAATATCTCATCCTCATTTGGATTTGTTAATAATAGTGTTAACTTATCATATTCTAATAAGTCTTTGTGGTGTTCAAAAAAGTTATGGTTATTTTCAGGGCCAGCAATTGTTATTGGTAACCCCAATGACTTAGCCGCTTCAATAGCATATCTAAATCCTTTTCTATCGTAAGACGAGTCTCCTCCAATACCGTTGTTCGCTAAACACAATAATTTATGTTCCGTTCGATAAGGTTGGTCTACTTTAAAGAATTTAGTATCAACTCCGTGAGATAAATAAAATAATTTATCAGTCTCACTAAAGTAATCCACTAAGAACTCCGCATGACAAAATGAAATAACAGACTTTTGGATTGCTTCTAAATTTTGTTGATAGTTAAATGAATCTTTACCATTATACACAACATGATGGTCGTGTAATGAAAAAATGTAAGGTATACCTCGTTCATACGCTTCAATAGCTAAATTTGCGATATGAATGTGAACAATATCGGTATTGTTAATGTCAACCCCATTTAAATACTTTATATCAGAAATATGACCTAATGAGTTTAAATGGTTATTGTAGTTAAAAATTATCTTTTCAACGGCACCCCATCCATTTGGGGGTATGGAAATAATTCCTGGTGTTACTTGTGTTATATTCATATTAATTATTTTTAATTAATTTGTTATTTTTTTTAAATTTTTCAATAACTTCATCATCATCTAATTGATATTCAAATATTAATATATTATTTGAATATAATTTTACTTTTTTAATGTCCTTTAATTCACCAATAGTTCTAAAATGAAACGTGTTTGGTTTTATCATAGGAATATTTAAATAGGTGTTATCGTTAATGATAATGTCAATATTTTCGTTAATTTTATTTGGGTTACTATTATTACAATACACATGTAGTTTATTGTCATCATAAAATAATGTCTTAAACACTACAGGAGAATCTGTATTACTTTTAATGGTATCGGCATTTAGCCCTTGGTTTAATAATTCTGACTTATCAAATGATATAAAATTTTTATTATTAATTAATAAAGATTCTGATACCTTCTCAACTAAAAGATTATTATCTTCTTTTGAAAACTCGTGTAAAATTTTTTCTCGATTCCACAACAATTCATCATACGTATATGAATTAAGGTTATATGCTGAGTATGGGCCAAATAAATGGTCTGAATCCCCGTCGAACCCTCGTTTTGTTAAATAATAAACACAATCATAATCTTTAAGTAAAACGTCATTATTATCAATAACTTTAATGTCGGTTATTTCCGAATCGTATTCAATATAATGTAATACATTATACCCCAACATTTTAGAAATAAACATCCCAAAGAATAGATTTCTAGTACAAGGTAAAATTGATGTTGATTGTTTTATAACATCTTTACTTACCAAGGTATTTCCAAAAAGTTCAATGTGACCCCATCCTTTTAAATTGTCTTCGTCGACAAATTCGTTTTCACTATCATAAAAATGATAGTTAACATCAGATATAATGTCAGATGGGGTAAAACTATGGGTTATTAGAAAAATGTCCTTTTTTTCTTTTTTTAATTTTCTAATTAAATTTCTTAACGCATCTTGTTTTTCTTTTGTTGGTGTGTGAGACGCGACTAAACAAATTGATTTCATTTTAATATTTGTGTTTGTTGGTTATGTGAACCATTAAATAATCTCTACTCTCTTCCTGAGAATCGACAATGATATAATCTTTCATTAGTAAAAACGTGACCGCGTCCCCACCAATATCTTCTAACCAAATCATCGGTTTATCTTTTTCTAATAAATTAACCATTCCTTCAAACGAAGATTTTTCAAATCCCTCAACATCAATTTTAATAAACTTAACGGGTTCGGGTAAATTAAATGTATCTAAAGAAATTACTAAATTAGTGTTATTACTATACTCAACTACTTTAACAACACCACTATTAGAGTCATGACCATTGTCGAAATGTACCATGGAATTACAACTACCAACACCTAAACAAAAACAATGTACGTTATCCAATTGTTTAGTGTTTAATCTAAGTAATTCATAATTTTCAAAATACGGCTCAAAAGCCCAAATAGATATATTTGGTAAATAATGTTTTAATTGTACGCAGTGATTACCTATGTTAGCCCCAATATCCAGATAAAGACCGTTTTTAGGAAAAAAATGTAACCATTTGTTAACAATCTTAAATTCCCAAAAATTATTGTATTTTACTATGTCATCTGAAATACATTCAGGGCCATCAAATACCACCATTGGTTTATTAAATATACTAACTAATCTAATATCTCTTTTCATTTAATTAAATTCAATTAATCCTTTTTCTTTTATTTGTTCTAAACTATCCTCATTTAATACTAATGTTTTCACATATTCTATTGTATCATTTTCGTACACCTCAATTATTAATTTATCGTCTCTTAAAGATAGTGGTATATAAAACCAATGTGTAGGATAAACAATTTTATCTGTAATGACTTTATTATTCATTTTAACAACGACTCGATATTCATATGAATTTCTGACACCACTGTGACAATATAATATTGGTGTTGATGGGTCTTTAACGTTATGTAATACCTCAATCATAAAATTCTCAACCCTAAATAAATTAATATCACTTTCATTAAAATACTCACTTGAGTGTTCGTTGATTATTAAAAACTCATGCTCATAATGTTGTAATTTTTGGAAAAACGCCAACTCTAATGTTAACGGCATTAAGTGTTCGTACCACTCATTTTCTGTGACAGGTAATTTTAAAATTTCATTAAAGTAGGAAGGTGTAATCCCGAATAGTTGTGTCTCATAAACATAAGACCCACTATCTCTATACCCCTCAGGTTTAAAGAAAATACATTTCTTTCTTTCCTCAACCATAGTATCAACCAATTGATTTAATTTTGTAACATCATTTTCCGAGAATAAATTATCATTCTCAATAAAATAAACAAAATCGTATTTTTTTATATCGGCAAATTTAAATGCGTTAAACATATTTTGACAAATCGGTAACGAATGTCTTGAGTTATTAACCCTTAAGAAAAAAGAGTCGGTTTTAAACCAATAATACGGTGATTTATCTAATGGTGTTAAAGTTTGGTTTTTATCGTAAATATAATACTCAACCATTGATTGTAATTCAATTGATACAGGGTAATGACTAACTAACATAAAATCAAAACCACTATTTTTTAATGAGTTTATTTCATTAATTAGAACTTGTTCTTTTTTTGGTGTATTCGGGTATGCTCCGATAACTATTAATTTTTTCATTACTTAATAAATGTTTTAAATTCCTTATCGATTAATGACACTCCATCAGCTTGAGTTGTAATTCTGTTTTTTAGAATACCCATATTTAACCCATGTTCGATAAAAATAAGGTTGAAATATGAGTCAGCACAATCCCACTTATGATTACGTAATTGTTCGTATAAGAATTCTCTAGTTTTTCTTGGGAACATAATACATTGTAACCCAATAATTTTATCAGTAATAAACAACAAGTCTTGGTTCGGGATTTCTTTAATCACATTTGATTGATGCCAAGCGAAGTCTAATGTTTTAGTGTCCCCAAATGAAAAATATTGTATGTCCGATTCGATAACGGTATCACACACTTGTTTAACTTTATCAATGAATTCCTCAATAGGGACCTCAATTAAACAGTCTCCCTCACAAACAATTAAGAAATCCAAATCTTTATCGAATTCAGATATAATACCATTTTTAAATGATTCAAAACATCCGTAATGTGCTGGTGTTAGTGCAGTACCTAGTCGGTTTGTTGTCTCTTCATCAAAAAGTTCCATAGACACACATTGTGGTCTAACACAATTATGTGATGGAGGTATAGATTTGTATAGTTCATTTGTATGTAAAACATATTCAATACCGTATTTTGATACTTGTTGTAACGACTCTCTTGATAAGATTTCTCTCTCATCGTTATTTGTTGTTTGTAAATGAACTAATTTAATTTTAGGTAATCGTTTATACTTAAACCATCCATTATTTTTGTAACTAATTATTGTTTCATTATTTAATATGTAAGATTCTGATTTATATTGAACTCCACCCTCAAAAAAGGTTAACTTAATCTCTATTGGAACTCCATCGTAGTCAATTTCTTTTAAGAATTCTCGGGTTTGTAGAATATTAAATGATTTAGAATAAATGGTTTCGTTATTTTTATTAATCTCAACACTAACTGTTCTGTCATCAATATTATATGTGTAGAAATAAAACACCCATTTATTCTCGTTATTAATAATTGGTAATATAGAATAGTATTCTGAATTAGATGAGACTCCTTTACCTGAATTAATTAAGAATGTATGACTATCATTTGTAATGACATTAACTGTTGGTTCGTGAATTAATTTCTTATAAAAGAAATCCTCTAAGAAGTTTTGACAATTATTTATTCTACATTCTGATTTGTAAATTTCTTTAGTTATTATATGTGAAAATTTTTCTAAAAAGAAATCAGTTTTAAACGTCATTGCGGTAGTCTCAATACCAACATTAAACGCCGTAGGTAAAGTACATAAGAATGCGTCTTTTTCATCCAACAATTTAAATGATTGATTAACATATTCAATATCATCATGATGTAATATAACATCGTAGGTTATGTAAAATACTTTATTAAAATTAAAATCTTTTGCGGATTTAAACCCATTAATTAAATTAGTTAAAACAGGTAATGATTGGTTAGTATCTTTTAATCCGTTAATGTTAATCTCAACATCAAACTCTGATTTATAATTATAAAACTTAGTATAATAAGAATGTTCTGTTGTTGGGTTATTTGAATCAAAAATATAATAGTCGACCATTTTTTGAATATCGTTCGACACTGGATAATGAGAAACCAACATTACTTTTCGACCTAATTTTTTAACAGACTTAATACATTCGATAGTTAATTTTTCTCGTGATTTAGTATTCGGATAAGTACCAACAATAACTAACTCATTATTATCATATTTTTCTTTATAAGGATTTAATAATGATAGTAATTTTGATGTATCATGATTAATATCTCCTGTTAAAAATGTTATATTTTCGTACTTATCGTATTTTCCACAATAAACATCCAAGTTATACATCATCATTGGGATTCTATACTCCAAAGCCTCTTTTAAGGCGATTGGGTTTAATTCTTTATTGTTTCTGTCACCTTTTGAAGGAAACAAGAATAAGTCCGACGCTTCAATAAATGATTGTACGTCTTTTCTTTCTCCCCAAACAACGCAGTTATCAGGTTTATTTTTAATCAACGGACCCCAATATGATTGGAAGTTTTCGGCCTGATTACCCAAAAAATGAAATTTTATTTTATAATCCTTTAATTTATGTGCGATGTCAAAAATATAGGATTGATTTTTTCTTGCCGTGAACAATCCAACATTTAAAACATGTTTATATGTTGGGTCTAAATCTAATAATTCTTGGTTTTGTTTTTTATTTTTTTCTTTATAGTCTACAGGGTATTCAACAATGTCATACGGAATATCATATATAGAATATCTAAATGCGTTATACGCACTTACGAATATAAATTTATCGGGGAACCATCTTTTATGTGAAACAGAAAAACTAGAATCATGTGTGGTTTCAAATATTGTGTATTCCCTATCTTCCCTATATAATTCTTTTGTGACAGAATCATCCATGAAAAATTCAGGAAATTCTTCCATACTAACAACATCAGGTTTAAACTCATTAACAATTCTAATTAACTCGTTTTTATCTTCCCCTAAAGAATGGAAATTATCACCAAGTAATTCTTGTATTTGATTTCTTTGAACGACAAACGTCCAAGCAACAAATGCGTACTCAACACATTTGATTTCATATTCATTGTTAATTAATTGTATTTTATTTAATGTGACTTGAGGCGCTCCTCCAGTACTTAAATGAGGAGAAACAACTAATATTTTTTTCTTTTTCATTATTTTATTAAATTAATATTATATGCGTAAATTAATCCGATATCGTTAGACCCTAAAGTATCCTCAATTATAAAGTTGTTTGATTTTAGTATATCTAAAACTTCATCGTAAATTTCTTTTGAGTGGTATTCCATTGCAATTTTACCAATATTATTTTGTAAATATTCTTTATCAATTGTTCGGAATAAATCCAACTCACCACCTTCACAATCAACTTTTAAAAAATCAATTCTGTCGATATCGTAGTCAGAAATTAATTGGTTAATAGTGATAGTCTCAACAATCTCTTCACCAATCACTGTTGATGGGTGAAACCCACTTTCGTTTTTTTGTGAAAAATTATTACCATTAACTTCGGTTATCATAAATTTCTCAAACCCATTCTCATTACTAACCGCCTTATTAATACAAGTTACTCCGTGTTCGGAAAGATTCTTTTTCATACTTTTAAATGTAGCCTTAAGAGGTTCTACCGCATAAACGTTAGATGGGTTAAACATTTGTGAGTATAATGAGAATACTCCGTAATTCGCCCCAATATCAACAACCGTATCATTGATGCTAAGTCTAACAAAATCCCTCTCATATACTTTATCGTAAAAAATCTCAGTAACAATTGGAAATAAATCATCCCCCAAGTGAGATAATTTAACTTGTTTTGAGTTAATTACTAAAAATCTATTTTGACCAAATAGTTTTAATTCCTGAGAATATTGTAGGTCACCATACATAATGGATAAGGTTATGTTTCTAAGTCTTTTTGCGTTAGATTCACCAGTCGATATCCACCAATTGGTTCCTTTTCGTAACCCCATGTTTGATTTATGTACGGTTAATCCCGTATTGTTATCAATAATTGAGACCTCGTATATTTCTTTTATGTCATCACCATTAAAGTCAAAATGGATTATACCATTCTCTTCAATATTAGTTACTGTAAAAATATTATTCATATTATATGTGTATAAATTCGTTATGGATTATTTGTTTGTTTAATGTCACCTCAACTCTGAATTTTTTGAACTCATTAATTTCGTGAAATATAATTGATGACGGCCACACAAAATAAGTTGTTTTGGGTAGAATGTTTAAAAATGTTTCATAAATTTGGTCCCCTGTCTGTCCATCAAAAAATCTAAAATTTAGTGATTGTGGTTTAGTTATATTTTTAATATAAAATTTATTCTCATTTCTAATAAAATCAATTGTAAATTCATTTGAGGAGATATCAATTGATTCGTGTAAAATTGGTTTTTCCAAACCACGACTTTCGTAAAAGTTTTCTGAATATTTTAAAGAGTTGGTTTTATCGTCCCAAATAAATGAACAACCACCGACAAATCTTTGTTGTTGGTAACTGATTTTTTCTTTAGACCTACTATCCTCATTTAACCAAGAATAATGTTTAACCCATGCAATATCTCTTGGTATCGAAATTGTTGGTTTAGATTCAAAAGTTTCACCATCGTTATATAAGATATGGTTGTCAAAATAAAAATGAGTTATCCCTCCATTCCTATTGGTTCTAAAAATTCTTGGTGGACAGAAACCATCCACCCATAACTGTTTTGTAAATGTGTAATTTTTAAGGTTAACCGAATACCAATCGTATTGAGGTGTTTCCTGAATAAAATTTAAAATATTTCTAATTTCGTCTTCGGTGTAAAACTCATCAGAATCCACAATCCAAACTAAATCACAATTATTCTTTAAGACATGTAAAACATTATTCTTACTCTCATTTTCACCAAACAATGATTTCATTCCTGTGGTGATTAAAAAGTCTAATTCATAATTTATTAATTTAGTTAGAGTCTCTTTATTCTTTGGTTTAAATCCAAAATTAATATATTCCTGGTACATACCACTATTACAACCAATAGTAATGTCTAATTCATTTTTTAAGTTTATCCAAGGACGTAAACACTCATCAATATATTCTTCGGAGTTGTATGCGGAAAGTAATATTCCTATTTTCATATAATTTCTAAAATTTTATTAAACACTTGCTCAACTGAGGGATGGCACTCAAATGTTGGTTTATTTTCTAAACAATTAATTAAAGGTGGTACCCCTTGGATATCCCCCCATTCTTTAACTCCGTATTTTATATCTGAACCACAAAACAGACTACAACCACCACCAACATAATGGTATTTATATTCTTGTGAATTATTTCGATATGGGGCTCTAAATTCGTAATTGATAGAACTTCCTAATTGAATGATTTCTGAATCAGTTGTTCCTGCTAAATGAAGTAATCCTGAATCCATTGTGACAAAACACAATGATTTATTAATTAAATGCCACGATTGACTTAATGTGGTTTTATTCATTAAATTAAGGCCATTTTTAATCTCAAAATTAAAAATTGGTTTTTTAACATTAAAAAATCCAACCTCACTTGAGTCTTTACCAACTGAAATTACACTAATATTATGGTCGTTTAATTTTTTACTTAATTCCATCCATTTAACCGCATCCCAAGTTCTGCTTGGCCAATTTTGGACGGGGTGTATTAGTACATATTTCTCAGGTAATCCTTTAATTGGTTCATACTCATCAGGAATATAATCAATATTCATTTCATCTTTGGTTAACATAAAACCAAGTTTAATTGCGTGATATTGTCTAATGTCAATACGGTTATGTTTAAACTCAACTCCTCGGTTATTTTTTTGTCCATTCTCATAAAATGAATTATGAGTTATAAAATTAGATTTAATGAAATCTAAATTAACCGAATTCGAGTGGTAAACCTTTTCAACCAAAGGATGATTTTTAAATAATTCAGGGAAATTAGTTACAACGGTAACTTTTGAGTCATATGATTGATGTAGTTTTCTAAGTACGGGGGTTGAGCAAAGGGTATCCCCGATTGCCTTTGCTTCCGATAAATCAAGACATATTTTTTTCATAAGTAAAATATAAAATAAAAACTCAAAAATTATACCCCAAGTTTAGTTAATTATCTATTTATGGTAAACCGTTCAGGTGTATATTTATAGTAATGCAATCAATTGAAATACTTTCGTTTACTGGTGTTAGTCCGTATACCATTACAATTTGTGATGTTACGTTAACTTATTGCTATGTAGTTGCGACAGGTGTTTCTTCAGCTCCAATTACCGTTACAGTACCAACATTATTACAACCTGCAGCCCAAATAATATTAAAAGTAACCGATAGTACGTCGTGTGATTATTTCCAAATAATATCTTGTATTACTCCCACACCAACACCGACACCAACACCAACACCGACACCATCACCAACACATGGTGATTGTGATTGTATTGGATTTAACAATTTATATGGTAATCTAAATTACCCAATTAGTTTAACACAGTGTGATGGTACTATATTAAACACTGTGGTATATTCAGGAACTTCGGTTTATTATTGTGGTAGTCAACCAGTTGCGGGGTCTGATGTTACAATTACTATTGGTTTACCTTGTATTAATAACACATGTCCTACACCTACACCACCTGGACCAACGCCAACTCCGACACCTACACCAACAACAGGGAGTAACTACCTATCACAAGAAGATTTATTCCTAATCTTACAAGAAAATGGGGGTAGAATAATCATTACATAATAAACACAATAATCTAAAGTATAATATTTATAACTAAACTATGGCAGATTTACCAATATCCTCACTCCCCTTAGCATCAACAGGTTATTCAGACTCGTTGTTGGCAATCGTTAATTATAACCCTATAAGTTCTGGAAGGACTGAAGCAATATATTTTTCATCATTTACGGGTTCTAATATTAGTATTTCGGCAAATACGGGGTTAGGTGTTGATGGTGGTGTATTATACACAACTTATAATACCTTATTAGACCCTACGATTTCTATGGCAAGTGCCGTTGGTGGATTATCAGGAGGAACCACCGTTGCTCAATTATCGGGTAAAACTTTTGTTTCGTTGTTTGACGAGTTACTATTCCCGACAGAACCCCCAACATATACAATACCAACAATATCAATAGGAGGTGTATCAAATTCAACTGTTGAGGTTGGGTCAAATCTCACCTCAAATATAACGGTTTCTGCGGTTAAAAATGATGCAGGAATTTATAATCAACTTAGGATTTTTAGAGATGGGACACCGATTTTAACTGACACAACATTATCAAGTTCATCGGCAACAGACATACCAGCACAATTCGGTTATACGGATTTAAACAATCCAAATTCGGGATTCACAATAAGTCCATCCCCATATACCGATAGTTATACTATACCAGCACCAACAGGTGGTAATCAGTCTACGACAACAACTTATAATGCCGATGGTAATTATCTTGCGGGAGTTGTTAAAAAAAATAATAAAGGTGTTAATGATACTCGAACCCCGTTAGTTAGAAGTACTAACGCACCTCAAGACTCGTCAAATAATTTTGCAACTTCGGTGGTGACGTATACAGGTATCTATCCATTTTTCTATGGGGTATCAAGTACATTACCAAACGCAAGTAGTATCTCAAGTGCAATACAAGCAAACTCGGCAAATAAAGTTCTATCTTCCGCATCAGGAACTATTAATATCACATTCGCCGCATCGTCCGAATATCTATGGTTTGCTCACTTTTCAAATTATACTGACAAAACTGTTTGGTTTGTTGACTCATTGAATAGTGGTGGTATTGGTGGAAGTGGTAATTTATTTGGGTCACCGATAATTCAATCGGTTACAAGTCCTAGCAGCTACTGGAGTAGCATAAATTTTGATATTTATATTTCTAATTATCAAACAACTACAACGGGCGTAATGCAACTAAGAAATTCTTAAAGATATGGGTATTATAATAAATGATAATTTAACAACTTTTTCACCAAAACCATTAGATAGTAGGTTTGGGCCATATTCTAGTACAACATTTGCTAACACCAGTGTTATTACCGCAAATAGATATATTGGATTAACTGTGGGTATTTTAACGGGAGTAACTGATATTGTTGAATATTGGTATCTTAGTGGTATTACCGACTTAGATTTAGTCTTAAAAACCTCAGGTGGTGGAACTGGTACTTCAGGAACTTCAGGAACCTCAGGGTCAAGTGGTGAAAGCGGAACTTCAGGAGAGAATGGAACTTCAGGCGAGAATGGAACTTCAGGCGAGAATGGAACTTCAGGCGAGAATGGAACTTCAGGTGAGAATGGAACTTCGGGTGAGAATGGAACTTCGGGAGAGAATGGAACTTCGGGTGAAAGTGGAACTTCGGGAGAGAATGGAACTTCGGGTGAGAGCGGTACTAGCGGATTAAGTGGTACTTCAGGTGAAAGCGGAACTTCAGGTGAAAGCGGAACTTCGGGAGAGAATGGAACATCAGGTGAGAATGGAACTTCAGGTGAGAATGGAACTTCAGGTGAGAGCGGTACTTCAGGTGAGAGCGGTACTTCAGGTGAGAGCGGTACTAGCGGATTAAGTGGAACTTCAGGTGAAAGCGGAACTAGCGGATTAAGTGGAACTTCAGGTGAAAGCGGAACTTCGGGAGAGAATGGAACTTCGGGAGAGAATGGAACTTCGGGTGAGAGCGGTACTAGCGGATTAAGTGGTACTTCAGGTGAAAGCGGAACTTCAGGTGAAAGCGGAACTTCGGGAGAGAATGGAACATCAGGTGAGAATGGAACTTCAGGTGAGAATGGAACTTCAGGTGAGA